TGCGGTGCAAGAATGGATTTAAAACAAAAATAAAGAGGTGATAACTCTTGGCAACACCCCCAAAGCGTGGTCGTGGCAGACCGCCGCTGACAGAAGCCGAAAAGAAAAAGCGTGAGAAGCGAGCACAAAAGGCGAAAGAAGAAGCCGCCGTGAAGCGTGAAAAAGAGCGTGAGAAGAAGAAGCAACAGATGCTTAACAAGCGGAAATCTATCCGCTCACAGGTGAGTAAAAAGGTGAAAGAACAGCAGGAGTTAGCAATCACGAGGTCTAAGATGCTGAATACTGGCGATTTGCAATCAAGAATCGGCGATGAAGAGGACAAGAAAGTTGTCGGAATGATTGCCGCAAAGTATTTTGGCGACCTTCCGAGCGTGGACATGAACAACCCGATTGAAGTGCAGCAACGTCTTGACTTCTTCTTTGATGCTTGCATCGAAGCCAGAATATCCCCTGTGGTGGAATGGATTGCACTAGTTCTGGGCATCGAATGGCCTAGCCTGAGACAGATTATGACAGGCAAACGCCGTGACGACAGCTTGCAGCAGAAATACATCCTGAAACTGATTCTACAAATGCAGTCCATGTGGGCGTACAACGGTATGTATGGTCAGGAGAACCCGGCAGAGTGGATTTTCCGAGCCAAGAACTACTTTGGTATGCGTGACAACGTGGAAGTCACCGTTGCACCGCCTGAACAGCCGTTGGGCGATGCCCAGAGCGCAGAGCAGTTGGCACAGAAGTACCAGACGGCTTTGCCGAAAGGGATTGACGTGGAATATAGAGAGGTGGCAATCGATGGAAAATAGCTATTGGTAGTAAGCCAAAAAACGTGAAGGCGTCAATACACAGAAAAGAAGGAGGATATTGTGGATAAATTTTTGTGCATCAATGATAACGGCTCATTTGAAAAAGGAGAAAATTATTTCGGGGAGGTTGAATTAGATGGTACTTTGGCGATAAATACGGATTTCTACGATGATGATTACGGAGAATGGCATTATCTTCCGTGCGGCAAATGGAAAGAATTCTTTAAACAAACGGAATCTTAATTTTTCACGGCGATAATATGACGAAATAAGGATCGTATCGAAGCATTGATGGCTAAGATGCAGAAGAAATTTGGCAAAAGGAGCAACTAATGCAAACTGACAGAGGAATCTACCACAAGCGAGTATGCGACCGCTGCGGAGCGGTTCTTGGCTGTAGAATGATGAACCCTGACGAATACTTCAAGGACTGGGCGTGGCGCAGGGACACAGGCGACCTGTGCCCGGAGTGCTACGAGGAGTATAAGCGAGTGATCGGACGGTTCAACATGGGAAAGAGAGATATGAGAAAATGACTTTGCTCGGAATCTATAGATGCAAACAATGCCATGCCGTGTTTAATATTGCTACATTTGGTAGCCTATCTCGTAGCACGGCTGAAAAACTTTTTGAAAAAACAAAAACTGTAAATGTGTTTATATCTGGTGAAATGCCCATTGAAATAGTCACCCACCGTTGCGACCCAGTAACAGTGGGTGACTGCGAACGTATTGGCTGGAGGAAAATCGAATGAACTTCTACTGCACCACCGAACATTGCTCTTGCATGGGCATCAAGCAGTTCTCTGCTGGCAAGGCTGTCCGATGTACGGCAGAATCCTGTAAGAACAAATCTGAGCCGTCCTGTGGCTCTTGCAAATGGTACGCAGAGCCGGAGGGTGTGTGCGTGAACGACCAGTCAGAACACGTTGCAGACTTCGTGTGGGATGAACGTGGATGCAAAGAATGGGAGAAAAAAGATAATGAATAACATTGTAAACGGATTGATTGCGGTTTTGGCATCTTTTTTAGTCGGAACATTTATATGTGGAGTAGCATATCTCATTGAAAAAATTTTAATATGGGATATATTTTTGAACGAAATTCCTGATGGAAATAAAAAAGTTTTTGCAGATGCAATCATCCACATCATAGTTTATTTGATTGGGTTTGCGACATTGTATGCGATGTACAAGGCGGGAGTATAAAGATGACAGCAGGGGAGAAAATCAGAAATCGCAGGATTGAACTGGAAAACGGGAGTGATGAGATGATACTCGGCAACGGTGTCCTGCTGGATAGTAAAGGAAAGCTTCTCTGCCGTACTGTGGACAAGTCCTGCTCCACCTGTAAATGGCACGATAGCTTTTCTTGGGTCTGTTACAACGGCTTGTCGGAGCGCAGAGCTGATTTTACAGACCCGGAAGATGCGTGCAAAGAATGGGAGAAAAGAGAAAATGACAGCTAAAGAAACATTTGCCATATTTGTTTTGGGGTCGCTCATAACATTCTTTGTTGGAGCCCTTGTCACGATTTTTGAAATGTTTCTTTGGGATATGACCGATGACATTTCGCTTGGATGGTCGTGGAAGCATCCAGAACGTTCAACAATTATTCATGCAATGATAATGGCAGCTATTAACGCTACTGTCTTTGGCGGTGGATTTTTGGCTGTATGGCTGGCGAAAGGATGAGAAAATGAGCTATGATATTTCACTGTGCGACCCAGTAACGCATAAACCGCTCAAAGCAGATAGTACGCATTTTATCGCTGGTGTTATGCGCGCTATGGGCGGAACAAAAGAACTGTGGATCAACGTCACCTATAATTATGGTCACTTTTATTATCGACCGGAAGTGTTTGGGGATGGCGGCATCCGCTCCATCTACGGCAAAACAGGCGCAGAGAGCATTCCGATGCTTGAAAAGGCTATTTCTGCACTAGGTGACGATGTAGACAATAGCGACTACTGGCACGCCACAGAGGGCAACGCCAAACGCGCTTTGTATGGTTTGCTGGCGTTTGCAAAGATGCGGCCTGACGGTGTATGGGACGGAGATTGAAGGGAGAAAGGGCTTACACGAATGAGAACCCTAGAAGAAGTAGACCGTGCCATTGAACTTGCACGATATGATATGAAAAAGCTTATGAAGATGCGCCAACCGATTTCGATTGTTGGGGAAGAGCTATTGGAACTTTACGATGAGCGAAGAGAAATATTAAAAGCTAATAAAAGAGCGCACTGGGTGTTTGGTTCGACAATGGGTCATAGTTGGATGAAATGCAGTCATTGCCTTGTGGCACAACAAGGGCAGAATGCAACCTTCAGCTATTGCCCGAATTGTGGAGCAGAAATGAGCGAGGATGCGACCTATGAGTAACACACTTTGGCATCCGGTAAGCGAACAGCCACGAGAGCGGACGCAGCCTTTGTTGCTTGCGACTAAGACAACGTGGCGTGATAAAGATGGAAAAATGTTGCAATGCTTCTCGCCGACAGCGTATTTTCTCGGCTGTTACGCAGACGGTCAGTTCTGGGATGAGATAGGCGAGAGACTGCCGAAAGATGTGACGGTGACGCATTGGATGGCGTTTCCGATGGTATGAGGTGGCAGGTATGGAGAGCAAAATTGTTTGGCATTCTCTTAAAAAAGAAGGATACCCGCCACTGTTTGACAATGGAAATGGCTACTTTTCATCTGGAAGGATTTTGCTGTCTGGGCTGTATTTTGATTTTTTCAAAGGGAAGATAGACAGGACTGTGTCATGCGGAGGACTTGTAAAAGACCTTCGGCATGGAATGCCAGAATTTGATTGGATGAACGATAACGGGTGTTGTTTGCATCACTCAAAAATTGAATATTGGGCGTATATGCCAGAACCGCCTGTGGAGGAACAAATATGACAAACAAAAAGTTTGGCATCATCATTATGGACTTGAGCCTTTTCGACTTTGGGCCGAAGCCACCTTGTGGATACATTAAAGCAAAACATATCCGACCAGCGTACGGCAAAGGCACAAGACCTGTAAAGGCGCATAAGCGAATCACGAGAACGAGAGAGGGGTTCAGAAAATGACAGAACTTAAGAGATGCCCGTTCTGCGGTGCGGAACCGCCGACTGTAAAAGTGATTCATCCACTCAATGTTGACATGGCTAGTTGGGTAGTCTGCGGAAAATGCGGGGTGAGCACTTCTGCAACATTTGGCAAGGAAAAAGCCATCGAAGCATGGAACAAACGCTACAAAGAGGATTGAGTATGGACAAAAAACGAGACAGCTTTACATTCCAAAAATATTATTTTGAAGCCATCTCCACACTCAAAAGTAAAGAGAAGTTGGAACTCTACGATGCAATCTGTGCATACGTTTTTGAAGAAAAAGACGCAACTTTGAACTCAAAAAAAGCAGAATCTTGTTTCATTTTGATTAAACATCTGCTCGATGAAGAATCAAAAAGAAGCGATATTGCGTCAAAAGGATGGTCTACACGAAAGTCATCTCATCCTCATGTCATAAATGAGATGAAAGTCAGCTCATCTATGAGTTCAAAGTCAGATGACAATGAGCCAATTGTATCAATTGACGGTCAAATGAACGTCAAGACCCTGCCGGAGAGTGCAGTCAAAAAGAAACCTGACATCTTCTCAGACTTTGCTCATGGCGATAAAGCCCTGCTGGAATCCTTGCGAGAGTTCGCACAGATGCGTACAAGAATCAAAAAGCCTATGACAGACCGGGCAAAACAGATGCTCTGCAACAAGCTGGAAAAGTTTGATCGGCACGACTGGAAAGCCATTCTTGACCAGAGCATCTATGCCGGGTGGCAGGACATTTACGCATTGAAACAGGATGACCAGTACGAGCAAAGTACGGAGATGGAGTTTCCTAGACTATGACAATGGACGTTCAAACGGTATTTATTGGTGCGCTGATGCTCTGCAATCCGGGCGTTGTGGATGAAATCATACCAGACCTTGAACTTGACTTGTTCAGACCTGAGCTGAGAGACGCTTTTGCGGCTGTTCAGGGCTATTGGACGGCTAGGGGTAAGATAGATATAGTCGAGATAAACACGCAGCATCCAGACGTAGCGCAGACGCTCTTGGCGTGTGTACAAACCTGTGAATCAGAGTGTGTACGAATTGACAGGGAGCAGATGCAGCGTTGGGCACAGCTTATCAGAGAACAGGCTGCACTCACTCGTGTGCAAGGCCTGGCATTTCAGATGACCAGCGAGCTTACCGATTATTCTGATCTATCAGACATTTATCAGCAGATGGGCGAAGCAATGAGCCTGAAAGCTGAGGAAGAAGATGCGTGGACATACGAGGATGTGCTGAACGACTATGTGCTTCACATGGACGATAAGCCTGTGTACATCAAGACAGGCCTAGAGCGTCTGGATGAAGCGCTGCACATCTCACCGGGTGATTTTATTATCATTGGCGGCAGACCGTCTGCGGGTAAGACAGCCCTGTCCTTGCAAATAGCAGCAAGCATGGCAAAGCAAAACTACACCGTGTACTATTTCAGTTTAGAAACCAGCAAACGCAAGCTGGGCGCTCGTCTGATGGCTAATCAAATATACTGCCCTCTGGACACGGTGAAAAATAAGGCGGTCAGCTTGAATGAGATTGACGGACAGGTAAAGAACATGAAAATGCCCCTTTACATTCGCTCCGCTGCCGGAAAGAACGTGGCGTGGATGAAGGCTCAGGCTCTCCGTAAAAAGGCTCAGGTTATCTTCGTAGACTATCTTCAACTCATCCACGAAACAGGCGCAAAGGACAGATATGCCGCCATTACAGCCATATCCATTGCCCTGCACGAACTGGCACAGACCACAGGCATTGTTGTGGTGGCACTGGCACAACTCAATCGAAACCCATCCAAGCCCGGAGCAACGCCTACTAACTCCGACTTGCGAGAGAGCGGACAGATTGAACAGGACGCAGATGCAATTATCCTTTTGTCCGGCGATAACCCCGACAAGTACCTCTTCCGGCTAAGCAAGAACAAGGAAGGCGAGATAGGCGACCTTCCCATCACGTTTAACAAGCAGATTCAACGGTTCCAAGAATATACTTGGATGGATTGAAAGGAGAAAAGATGAAAGATACATTTTGGAAAGTGGCTGTTGTAATTTTCTTAATCGTAATTTTGACGCTTGGCACAGGTCTGTTTATCGTGCAGGGCGCGAAGAATACCGCCATTTCCTACGAGGAACAGGTGGCCGCTGCGCAGTCTGACATTCAGGTGCAGGAGAAACGCCGCTTTGACCTTATCCCGAATCTGGTTGAAATGGTTAAGGCATACGATAAGCACGAATACGATACCCTTATGGCCATTATCGCGGTGCGGGGCAGCAGTTCTGATGCCGCCGTCTCTGAGATCACCACCCAGATTGCAGCCGTGGCAGAGGCTTACCCAGAACTGCAATCCGCCGATAACTACCGGGAACTGATGAACGAGTTGGCAGTCACCGAAAATCTGATTGCCAATTACCGCTCCGACTATAATCGCACTGTCAAGAGTTATCGGCAGTACGTCCGGCGTTTCCCCAACAGCACGTTTTTGAGTTTGACCGGGTATGAGGTACAGAATTATGAACTCTTATCGTTCGAGGTATCAGAGGATGCTCTGGATGTCGGAAACCTCTTTGAAGATTAACGGGATCGAGATCACGTTCCGGGAGATTCTGGCAAGTGCCGTTATCGTGCTGGTGATGCTGATTCTTGGTACGGTCATTTCCGGCCACATCAAACAGGCGGCAATGGAGTGCAAACAGGAGTACTCCACTGCGATAGATATTTCTTCTGAAGATCGGTTTGGCTACGGGCTTCGGACAGACGTTGGACGTGCTTTCTGCTATGGCACTCTGTCTGCCGTGGACACGGTATCAGAGGATGAGATCGGCGGGCCATATATGTACATCTACCGCGAAGAACAGCACTACAATATGCACACCCGCGTAGTAACGCACACCGATGGGAAGGGCCACACCTATACTACCACAGAAATCTACTACTCATGGGATTATGCTGGCTCTAACACATGGCATTCTCAGATGGTGCATTTTCTGGGCAAGGATTTTGACTACAAAAAAATAAATATGCCCGGTAGCAAGTACCTGACCACAAAATATAGGGGTAGTAGCGTCCGCTTTGAATACTACATCCGGCCAGTGGAGTACACGGGCACGATGTACGCCATGCTCACTGGGCACACCATTCAGGATGCCACGTTCTACGATGGCACAGACATCGACCAGACGCGAGAAAACCTGATGTCTGGTGCGGATGGCTGGGTAGTCATCTTCTGGGTGATTTGGATTATTCTCACAGCAGCATCGGTATTTGGCTTCTGTGCGTTGGAAAACGACTGGCTGAAATAAAAACGAGAGGCTGTCAGCAATGACGGCCTTTTGTCTTTGCTGGAAACACCTAAAATGAGCCATTTTGAGGTGTTTTATACTTTGGATGGCAAAACTTATCGACCGAACACGGAAAACGGCTCTGGCGCAGCTCTACGGGGCTGTGAGCGCATTGTAGAGGTCTACGACTATTGCAGGAGGAGAAAATGGAATACATGACAGCCGATACAAAGGTCAATGGGTACATGGTCTACCCTCGATTCCTCTCGACTATTGGCGTTAGCCAAACAGAGAAAATTGTTTACGTTTATTTGTTCAATCGTGCAAGGTCGTCACAGAGGGAAAGCAGAAGCGGAAAGTTTGCTGACCAACTAGGGCGAGTATACATCGTGTACCCCATCAAAGACCTTGCTGCCGATACTGGATTCACAGAACGATGGGTCAAGAAGTCTCTGAAAGAGCTGGAAGAAGCCGGGTTGATCGAGCGCAAGCGTGAAGGCAAGAACAAGCCCGATAAGATATACGTCAAAGTGCCGGAAGAATCGTCAAAGAGCGAAAAGGGAGGTGAACAATCATTCACCTCTGAGGGGAACGATACTTCACCTGTGAGGGGAACAATCGTTCACCTCCTTAATATAGAAGAAAAGAAAAGAAAAAAAGTTATTAAGAAAGCGGGCGACCCGCCCGATGGGAACGCCAGCACGCCGGACTTCGAGGATGTGAGCGAGTATTTTTTGGATGCTGGATGTGAGAACAGGCTTGCCAGTAGGTTTATGAACTACTATGAGGGAACAGGCTGGATGACCAAGACCGGAAAGCCTATAACAAACTGGAAGGCCTTTGCTGATATGTGGATTGACAGAGAGCAAGAGAAGCAACAGTACAGTGAACCAGAGTTCAATTGTTTGTAAAGGTTCTTTCCCCCTACAACCCTCTATCTCCAAAGCTACACCGTTAGCCAGCAGAGCAGACCGTGACCAACATCTGCCGTCAAGTTCTATTGGCTGAATATGGGCATACCGTCTATCTGACCTCTACGTTACGTCACCCTCTATCGTCCGGCGCACCGCGCCGACCGGGTGACCTCCAACGGTAACGGCATCTAGCCTGTAAAGAGTAGCAGCATCTGACTTATCACCATCTACGACTATTTCACATGGAGAATTGACTTCATTTTGTAGTCGGTTGGATATGTATAAATGTTGCATAGCTGTATGAGCGGTTGATTACAAATTGAAAGCGTCTGAGCGGTCGGATAGTCTTATTGAATAGTTAAAAGTATTGAGATATTTGTCGAATGAGTAATCCTAGTTGGTTGGTATGATATGATTGCAGTTGTCGGTAATTAAATTTGAAAAGAACGAGCCGAATCGGATGATGCGACTATTACGGTAGAATAATAGTTAAAAAGATTGAGTAATTATTTGCGGCTATTATAATAAGTACGATGGTTAAATGTTTTGAGGTAATGTAATAAAGATTAAAATGGATAGGTGCCTTGACATATATTGATTTTGTGGAGGTCTGATGGCTTAGCGACTATCGCATCTCCATTTTCCTAAAAGGCGAACGACTATTTCACACAAAAAATACACGACTATTTGACGAAGACTCGAAAGAAAAAGCTGCGACTATTACTCTGAGACTATCAGCTGACTGCTCGTTACTATATATAGGACTTTCAAAAGCTAGTCATCTGACGACTTTACGACTATTCCGCGACTATTCGCCGGGAGAAACTACGACTATCGGCTACGACTATTCCAGCCGGAACGCTACGACTGTTGCTGACCTCTATTGGTTATCGGGCGAAAGCCCGAAAAGAGATACGGCGGTAGCCGTCAATGGTTCCGCCCGCCGCGCCCCTGCCGTTGGACTGCCCCGCCGGGTGCGGGAAGCATCGAGACGCCGCCAAGCTGACCCGGTACAGGTGGAGACGCTGACCCCTCCGGGCTGGCATGGTCTGCGATATGCTGCCGCCCTTATATACATTATTATAATAGGGCGGCTGTGCTAAGCTGTGCAGCGTCCGGGCGTGGCGGTGGTATCTGGTATCGGTGGAGGGGCTGCACTTGACGGTATGCCCTCCAGCGTGGCGCAAGTGGTGCATAGGCCGCTTGTGTGGCTGCTGTATTGTGTGCGCTGGAATGGGTCAAATTAACGGAAATGCCCCTGTAAAGCCCTGTAAACGCTTTTGATGTTTTGGCTGTATAATTGCATTGATAGCAGAAAATCTGCTGTGAACGCTTGTGTGTGGCTGATACGCCGCCTGGCAAAATAAAAGCCCTGCACCGTGTCGATGCAAGGCAAAAGAAAAACCCGGTCATTACTGGCCGGGTGGGATGCTTTTTATTTGGACGCCTTAAACAAGGCGCTGAAAAACCAGAAGAAAAATAGAAGTGTGGACAAAATCACAGCTTGCACCCCCCTTTTTATACCACGCTGAAACGCTTGTAGTTTGTGCGGGTGCTGCATTCTGCGTATACATCCGGGTGCAGCGTCTTCAAAAGCTTGCTATCGAGCCGCTTGTTTTCCCTATACTCGTTTATTCTTTTTTCAAAATCAGACATTTTTCAGTTCTCCAAAATTCCTTTATTCTTGAATAGCGTTCTCGGGTTGTGCTTTTCGTATTCTCTCCAATTTTCGCCGATCGCAAGCGCTGAGTTTTGCGCCCAAAATGGGACGCCCGCCCGGTCAAGCTGACCAAACAAAAAATGAATGGTTTTATCTGCCTTGTTCAAAAACCCGATATCGTCCGGGTCTTTTTCCCTGCAATAGGAGATCTCAGCCATCCAATATGCAAGGGATTCCAATAGGCCGTATGCCTTTTTATTTGCCGTGTATGTCATTTTGTGCGCCCCCTCAGCTGTTTAAAAACGCGATCATTACAAGCGCGCCGGAGATCATGCCGCCAACATACCAGATTGCAGCCCACTGGGAAAAGTCAAGAGTAATCATTTTTTACACCCTCCTATTAGTCAAATTCCGGCATAGCCAAAATAATTTTTTTGCACCGCTCAACACTCAAGCGGTACGGCTTGGAGCGGAGCAGGTTATCAGCTACAATCTGAGTGTATACCATCAACGGCAACTCAAACAGCCCGGCACACTTGGGATACAGGCGCACCGCCTGATTCCTGATTTCTGCGTTCAATTCGTCGGTTCTCGTCATCGTTTAGTCCTCCTTATACTGCGGGATGTAGCCCAGCACCTTAACTTTTGCCGGGATGGTGTAATAGATCTGCCCACAATCGGGGCACCAAAAAGCATTGTATTGTTTTCCATCGTCGCCCAGTGCCTTGCACTCTACCTCACAGGTAAAGCGCTTTAGAGCGTACGCCGTGAGCATTGCTGCCACATCTGCGGCGGGCTGTGCGTTAAATGCTGCCACTGCCTTTTCTGCGTCTGTCAGCTTGTCAAATACTCCCAGTGTCCAGCCCGCACCCTCCAAGATGTAATCTACCATATATAGGCCGCTGTCACTGCGCCAGAGCCACACAACGGGCTTAATGGTCATTCTGCGGTTGTTCTGGGCTGCATAGATTTGCTCAAGAGTGCCGGTTATTAAGCTGCCATCCGCAAAAGATGCAGTGTAAAGGTCTGCACACTTTAATTTGCTTTTCATGGTTTTTGTCCTCCTGTTTTGGTGGTGGTGTGGTGGTGTACATCCTCTGTACATTTACTATTATACATGATTAAACGTACAAGTCAATAGTATATTCAAGATTAAACGTACAAGCATATAAAAACGTTGCACACGCAACATACAAGCGCTACACGCCCCAGCGCTTGCCGCCGTTTCGATCGTCCCCGCATGGTCTGCCCTGCTGCCTGTGATGTGCATTCGTTCCGGGTGCGCTGGGGGCTGGGGTCTCCACCGGCGGGGTATACAGCCGCCGCCCAGCCCCGCCCGGTCAGTCCCGTCACCACCGAAAAAATAAAAAAGGCTTAAAAAATCACCCCACCCCCATTGTCAATCTCAAAAATTTCCCGCAAAAACAAAAAGACCCCTACAAAGGGTCTGCGTTCTGTGCTATACTTGCCTTACAAGCCTTGAAAGGGGGAAATCTGTAATGAACCAAAAGAATGACAAGAACAAAGAAAAGAGAGAAAAGAACGAAAAGATTGCCGCTTCAATATGGGGCATAATCATTGCGGTGGCTGTTATGGCTTGTGGTGCATATCTTATGATGCATGGTATTGCAAGTGCCATATAAATAGACAATGGAGGAATCTACAATGGCTAAAAGTAAAATGACAACGTGCAAGCACTGTGGAGCAGAGATTGCCGCAAGTGCAAAGGTCTGCCCTCACTGCGGCGGCAAGAACAAACCGCCCATCTACAAACGCTGGTGGTTCATTGCCATCATCGTTCTGATTGTCTTGTCTGCTATTGGCGGCTCTAGCGATAGCGGCAAGAAGGGCTTTGAAGAGGGCTACAAAGACGCTACGTCTAACAATGCAAGTGCATCGACCGCTTCTTCCGTTGCATCTGTTGTACCTGAAATCAGTGAGGATGATTACAAGACAGAGTGCCAGACTGTGGACTATAAGGAACTGTGCCGTTATCCTGAAAAGTATGAAGGTACTAAGATTGTAGTCAAGGTAAAGGTCTCGCAGATTATTGACGCAAACTTCTCCGGCAGCGAAAAGGCATGGAGAACTTATACGGACAACAGCGGATATGGCTTCTATGCTGATGACGAGTATTATATGCTGGATAAGCGTGGCGGCGATGCTGTGAAGATTCTGGACGATGATATTATCACCGTCTATGGTGAGTTCACCGGGCTTGAAAAAATCACCAGAGCATTGACTAGCACTACTGATGAACTGCCCCGCATCGAAGTCAAGTACGCAGACCTTGTGGACGAATAAGGAGTGGACGTAAAGATGAAAAAGTTTGCTTCAGCAATTCTTGTTGCCGCTTTGATTTTTACCATGCCTATCAGTGCAATTGCTGCAAAAAAGCCTGATGAATGGTCTGGCCTTATTGAACTTGAGCAGACTAATGCAACACAGTATGAACCGTTAGGCATTAAGAATCATGGGTCTTATGCGTGGCGTGACGGTAGCACGATTTATATTTCTTATGCGCTTGAAATCGAGAATACGAACAAAAATCTTGCGGTCTGGTTTCCCCATATTGAAATCGCAGTTGTTGCAGAGGATGGCTCTGTGATTAAAACAGACGATGAATATCTGGACTGGGTTGCGGAAGATGATTCCTACTGGTATGCCGGATACTTCACATACGAGTATGACGGTACTATCCCTGCCGGTATCGAAATGGCTGTTTCGGCTCAGGACTATAACTATCAGCCGAGTGCAGGAAAAGAAGTTTTAAGAGCAGGTGAATTGGCTGTTACCAATACTTCAAAGCGTGGTAGTGGCTATGAGACAAGATTCACCGGAAAAGTGACTAACAACAGCGCATACAAGACAAATGCAAAGGTCATCGTTCTGTATAAGATGAAAGATGAGAGCGGAGAAGAAGTTCCCGTGTGCGGAGATATTGATTATGTCTTGGATATCCAACCGGGAGAGACGAAGAACTTTGAAATCCACCCCTATTCTGGGCTTTCCAATTATTCTTCGTGGGAAATCGTAGCAATTCAAATGTAACACAAAAAGCCAGCGGCTAGATGTTCTCTAACCACTGGCTTTTCTTATGGGCTATTTACGATTTAAGTGTTGGAAACATGATAGGAGCGCTGACTTCTTCCTTTTCCATGAGAATGTCGAGCAAACAATCATTGTATCCCATTGAATAGCTGTCCTCGCAAAAATGCTGCACGGACGTTGCTAGCGCTACACTTACAACTTCCCTTGACCGCTTATCCTCTGGCATGATGATTTCTAATGCCTGATTAAGGATTTCATGGCTTTTTTCTAAAACGGCTTTGTGCTCTTCATTCTCAGCTTGTAGCCGAAACATTTCTTCCGAGTAGTCCATCAGCACGTCTCCATTCTGATTTGCTCGCCAACAGGCAGATAGCCCGCTTCTTTGAGCTTGCTGTAAATGAACTTCTGACCGGCTCTTGTCCAGCGAGTGACTTCTTTCGTTTTGCCGTTCGGCAGCTCGATCGGATGCCCGACAACATATCCGTTGCCAAGATACTTCTGGTAAGGAATCCACTGTTTGTTTACAGTATGTTGGATGCCAAGCCCTCTAAGAATCTGGTTTAGCTTTCGTGCGCTCATGCCGTAGTTCATGGCAATCTGCGTGGTAGTCAGGCTTTCGTCAGAGAGCAGCATGGCCTTTGCGTAGTCAGAATCGGGCTTCATCTTTGCATTTTCCGCTTCCAGAGCCTTTACCTTCTTGCGCTCCGTGTCGATAACACTGTTAGCGGCGATCAGAGCGCGACTCAACAGCATCTCTGTCGATTCAGGCTCCGGGTTGGTGAGCTTCTGCTCCATCTGATTGAAAGCGTCAATATACTTGAGCTTCCATTCAAGGGCTTCCTTGCCGGTGAAACCCATAGCCAGCAAGGTAAAACCGTCACGGTTCATCAGATACATGGGGTAGCTCTGGCCGTTCTGCTCGTGGGTGTACTCGGTTTTGAAGAACATGGGGGTCTGCCCAATTTTCGGCATACCCTTCAAAATGCTCTCGATAGCGTCTAAAACGTGTCGATGGGCTTTTCCAAAGTTCTCCGCGACTTCGCGGCTGGAAACGACAACCTGTCCGTTCTCGCTGATAAGATTGATAGTATATTTAACCTTTTGTTCCATAAAAACTCCTATGGTTCTTGCGGAACAAGCCAATTCCTGCTATAATAAGGCTGGAACAGCTTGTTCCAGTGGTTTTGATGATACGTTCGCTTCTGTCGCCAAACTTTAGCGGACGTATCATTTTTCGTTTTCATCGGGCATCGGGTACTTCTCAAGGTAGGCATCGCGGACGGCCTGTGACAGTGACACGCGGCACTTCTTGCAGTGCTCCACCAGCAACTCATACTGACGATCAGTAAAGCCAACGGCTACCTGATGGCGGTATGCTTCGATGTAGGGACTTCTTGCCATGTTTTCATCTCCTTTCTTTGAGGTGCATTAAGTGTAATTACAAAATGTAGTAAAGTCAAGCGGAAATAGACCAACGAAACACAACATTTAGTGTTCGTTCATCTTGACAAACTACTTTCTACGTTTTGCACAAAACTCAGCCATTATTTTTGGACGCTCCTGCTTCGTACCCTGCCCGGTAGTTCAGTTCGGACAGCTTACCTAGTGCTTCTGCATACTCCCTGTCCTCGCTGGTCGGTTCTTTGCCGTGGGCGAGGGTTTTCAGAAATTCTTCGGTTGTCGTGGGAAAGTTCATGTTTTTTGCTCCTTTCTATTGCAGAAGCGGTCTGCTTCTGCTATAATAATTGACAGAAACCGAGACTGCGCCCTTGGTTGCGCAGCTTCTGTTTTGTGGTGGAATAGGTCGTCAGTACTACTTTGGTCGGTGGGGCTGACGGCCTATTTTTTATGCCACAAAGGATAAACCTACCGTTGCTGGTCGATTCATCATGTGTTCTGCTGTCTTAGATTATAGACGCTTGGTATATAGTTGTCAACAGCCCAATTTGTATAATTTACATCAGATATTTCTGATTTTTACGCATTCTAACGTAAATTTACGTTATTTGATAGCGATTTTGTAAACGGATTAGTTTACTTTAATGGTGGCGCTCGAAAGTATATTTTTCGATAATTCGTAAGGCTACTATTCAGGTATACAGTTTGTAAAGCAACAAAAAAGTTTACAGCCGTTTGACCACCCTATTGATAGTAAAAATTTTGCAAAAAACACAAGAAGATGTTGACATAAACATAAGAATGTGTTATTATTAAGCCGAAAGAGAGGCTCGGTAAAAATGGCAGAAAAGAAAAAGGGTGGCGCAACCAAAAATAAAGTCAATTCTGGGGATATTCTTCGCTCCGTTATGAAAATCAGAGGATATACCTCCGCATCACTTGCAAGACAGATGGAGTATGATGTTTCTTCTTATGTAACGAACCGCGTTAATGCAGACGATTTGAAACTGTCCACAATGGCAATGCTTTTAGAAGAAATGAAGTACCAGATTGTGATTCAGCCTATTGGAGCTGATGTTGCGTCGGATGAATTTGTTCTCAAAGTTCTGGAAAGAGACGGTGAACCTGAATGATTTACGGTTACGCTCGTGTCAGCTCCGCTGGGCAGGCGATTGATGGCAACAGCCTTGAATCACAAGAGGAAGCTCTTAAAGCTGCTGGAGCAACTAAGATTTTCAAAGAAGTCTATACCGGGACAAAAATGGAACGCAAAGAACTGGATAAGCTAGAAGCGGAGGTTCAGAGCGGAGACACAATCGTTGTAACGAAGCTAGATCGTGTCGCCAGAAGTCTTGTCGGTGGGTATGAATTGATTGATTCGTGGATTGAAAAAGGAATCCGAGTGAACGTGCTGAATCTTGGTGTGATGGACAACACCCCTGCTAGTAGAGCTATGAGAGGTATGTTTCTTGTGTTTGCCCAGTTTGAGCGTGACATGATTGTTGAACGCACCAGAGAGGGCAAGAAAATCGCCAGCCAGCGCCCTGATTACAGGGAAGGCCGCAAGCCCACCGAGTACGACCGAAACCTCTTTGATATTCTGCACGAACAGGTGGAAAAGCGTCTGCTGACCGTTACCGATGCCGCAAAACAGCTTGGTGTGACCCGCCAGACATGGTATCGGATTGCTGAACAGAACAGGTGACGTTGTTCGCAACCTAGAATAAAACCGAATGAGAAAGGAAAAACAGCATGAAAACTGCAAAATTGTCAGAACAGAGTTTGAAACTCATTGAAACGCTGTGCGATTACACCGACAAGCCCGACATTCTCAATGCCATTGCAGACGCTTTGTACTATGATGCAAACGAGTTGAAACGCAGGCTCAACCAGCTTGCAGAAGAAGTCAAATAAACTGTGCAACCCATTTATTAAGATGGATTTTAGTAAATAATTTTCTGAAGTGAAATTATAAAACCGAATATTTGATTTTTGTGCAGTTGTAGGCACTCTTTACATTTTCAGGTAGGGGGTGCCTATTTTTTTATGCAGTCAAAACAGTGTATCGCCATCATTGACAGCATCAAAGCGTATGCAAAGCAGAATCCGACCGAAGCACAGGTCTATGAGGACTGGTTTCAGGCGGTCGTGAACCTTAGAGATGCTCTGCCGCAAGACAAGCGGTTCGATACCTACAAATACTCTGGTGAGCTGCGCTCTGTCTGTGCAGCCATGATGGGCAAGATGAAAACAAGCGAGGACGTGGCGAAGGTTTATGACATTATCAGCCGGACGTACCTGTTTGAAGCAAAAGATGTGTTCGACAGCTATTGCATTTATCTTGAATGGAATCGTGCGCCGGAGAAGAAGTTTTATCAGCCTAGACGCAGAGTGCTGAAAGTGCTGGCAGACGACCTAGAGGACTTGTTCTATAAGCGGATAGATTTCTTGGGGGTCAGTCTTCCGACTCGCGTGGGCAAAAGTACGCTGTGCATCTTCTTCATTACATGGCTGATGGGCAACCGTCCTGACGTTGCATCGGTTATGAGCGGACATTCCGATAAGCTGACCAACGGCTTCTACGGCGAAGTACTGTCCATCATTACAGACCCTGTGACCTACAACTGGGGCAAAATCTTCCCTGACGTTCAGCTTGTGGACAAGAGCGCAAAGGACGAAAGCGTTGACCTGAACCGCAAAAAGCGTTTTCATACCCTTACTTGCCGCTCCATTGGCGGTACGCTGACTGGTGCTGTTGAAATTGGCGAGGGCGGCGTTCTGTATAGCGATGACTTGATTGAGGACTTGGAGGAAAGCCTGAATGTTGAGCGTCTGAACAACAAGTACGATGCCTATCTGAACCAGCTAAAAGACCGTAAAAAGCAGGGCGCATTGGAGCTGATGGTCGGTACTCGCTGGAACGTGCTTGACCCTCTGGGGCGCATCCAGAACCAGTACGCAGACAATCCAAAGTACAAATTTCGGGTGATTCCCGCTGTGGACGAGAACGGACACAGCAATTTCAATTATGACTACGGCGTGGGATTTGACGATGCCTACTATGCCGACATGAAAGCCAGCATTGACGATGCAACATGGTGGGCAAAGTACATGGGCAAGCCTTATGTGCGTGAAGGTCTGCTGTTCCCTGCCGATGAACTGCGGTATTTCAACGGCGTTCTGCCTGACGGTGAGCCTGATCGGAAGCTCATGGTCATGGATATTGCATGGGGTGGCGGGGACTTCACCGCCTGTCCTATTGCTTATGTGTACGGCGATGCCGTGTTCATTCCTGACCTTGTGTTCAATAACGGCGACAAGACCGTGACCAGACCGGAAGTCGTGGGCAAAATCATCCAGCACAAAATTAACGTGGTGCGCGGAGAAGCCAACAACGGCGGCGATGAATATTGTGATGTGGTAGACAGCCAGCTCCGGCAGCAGGGCTATCACTGCTCTGTTCGTAGCCAGCGTGCGCCAAGTGGTCAAAGCAAGCTGTCCAGAATCATCCAGTATGCGCCAGACATCAAGCAGTTCTACTTCCTTGACGAAAAGCACCAGTCGAAAGAGTACAAAGCGTTCATGGAGCAAGTGACGATGTTCACGCAGCTTGGCAAAGTTCCGCACGATGATGCACCGGATAGTCTGGCACAGCTTGCCGATGAATTGTACAACGGAATCAGTAAAATTGAGCCTGTCAAGAGGCCTTTTTGATTAAAAACACAATATATTGTGTTTGCTGGGTCTATTTATTTGATTTCACCACTTGACAAGGCTTATAATGTACGCAGGAAGTTTTGCAGCTTCCCTTAAGGAATAACTCGGCGTAGCGAGGTTTTGTCATTTTTACTCGCTTGCGCGTTAACGAGTGTATTCCTCCTTTCACCGGTGGAGGTTTTCTCACTCTTTCGCCTTCACCGGGCTTTATATGTTGCGTTTCCAATTGTAAGGGGAATGCTATCCTGTCTCCCCCACGGCTAGCAAGCAACGGTTCGATTCCGTTACGCAGCACAACCAACTACCTAGCTTTGCATGGACTTATTCTACAAAACCTCCACCGCTATTCCCGGCTCTCAATGTAATGTTTAGGCATGACATTTCAAAGAGCGGCGGTTAAACAATTAAGCCGGGTTTTTATGTTGCATTAGCTCAGTATGGCTAGAGCATCCGGCTCATAACCGGACATACATTGGTTCAAATCCATTATGCAGCACCAAAATTGCAGCTGACCCATTTACGTCTGTCCGACAACTGAATGTAAAGGCTGCAATGGTTTTCTTCGGGCGAAGAATAGCACGGCTGGAAGTGCGAACAGTTTCCCAGTAGCTTCTGACAGGTCTGTGCTCAACAGCCTGTTTCCAGAAATCCAACGAAAGGAGCACAGATGGTAGCAAAAGTTAGATGCAAGCGTCCTCGAAAAGACGCAAACGGCAATCCGTGTGATTGCGGACGTTATCTTGGCGAAGTGGAAGGCAAGTTCTCTCTTCTGTGCCCCCTTTGCCATTGGATTACAATTGGAGATTCCAATCTTCCAAAAGAAACGTGGGTCTCCGTGCCGAAGTTTAAGAACTAAATAGCTTTTGAAGCGCAGTTGTAAGCGCAGTGAGATAGACCTTAACAGGTTTGTCTTGCTGCGCTTTTTATTTTGCCGGAAAGGAGAAGCCTACCGTGAGATATGGTGTGCCATATCGTGGCAGCAAGAACAAAATTGCACAGTGGGTTATCTCTAATCTTCCTGCTGGTGACACGCTGATTGACCTGTTTGCTGGTGGCTGTGCGGTCACGCACGCTGCATTACTGTCTGGCAAATGGAATTGCATTGTAGCAAATGACATTGGCGATGCACCGCAGTTGTTTATGGATGCTGTTCATGGCAAGTATGTCAATGAAAAGCGTTGGATTAGCCGTGAAGAGTTTTACCGTTTGAAAGATTCTGACCCTTATGTTTCGCTTTGCTGGAGCTTTGGAAATAATCGCACGGATTACCTCTACTCAAAGGAGATTGAACCGTGGAAAAAGGCTTTGCACTACGCAAGAGTGTTTGACGATACATCGCTTTTGCGTGAGTTCGGAATCAATTCGGACGGAAGCTCAAAAGACATCAAGCTAAACAATGGTGAATATAAAAAACTTTATTCACAGTGGATCGGACATCAAGCAAAGCATAAAAGGCTTTATGATTTAGAACACCTTGCAAGGCTAGAGAATCTTGAACGCTTGCAGAATCTTGAAGGTCTGCAAAGGCTTGAAGGTCTGCAAAGGCTTGAAGGTCTGCAAAGGCTTGAAGGTCTGCAAATAGATTATAGGGATGTGCAAATTCCATTAAATGCGGTTGTATACGCAGACCCCCCTTATAAACGAACAAACTGCACAGGCTATAAACGTGGTTTTGACCATGAATCGTTTGAAAGGTGGCTTTCGGAAGTCCCGTTTATGGTGGTTGTTAGCGAGTATGAAGCGCCAAATGGATGTTTGGAAGTTGCAAGCATAAAGAAGCAATCTTCTATGGGCACTGGGAATAAAGGCGGTTCTAATACTGAAAAGCTGTTTGTTCAAAAGCGATTTGCTGAATTGTACAAACAGATGATGGGGAGATTTTGACGGAAAGGAGGAACACATGGCTGAGTATCAGATGGTCGTTGGCGGATTTTTGAATAATCCGCTGACTGGACGCAGACCGATTGAAACGCCGGAGACGGAAATCAATCGGGAGAATGTACTGAAAGTGGTAATGGGCAAAGCAGAGCCTATTCATCTGCTGAACAAGAACGAGATTCGCTTTCTGCACAACTACTACTTGGGCAATCAGCCTGTCCTCCACAGAACGAAGGAATACCACGCGGAAATCACGAACCGCATTGTAGAGAACCACGCCAACGAGTGCGTGGGCTTCTATACAGGATATATGAGCGGCACGCCGTGCTCTTATGTGCGGTCTGAAACGGCAACAGGTGACGGTGAGGAAATCGCCCGGCTGTCTAATGCCTTGCAGTATGAGGGTAAGGATGCGCTTGATCGGCGGCTCTGGCAGTGGATGTTGGAGTGCGGACAGGGATACCGCATTGTTCTTCCTGACAAGGGGTATGGCGGTAACTACCCGGACGAAACACCCCTGCTGGTGGACGTTCCCGACCCGGACATGGCGTATGTGATTTACAACTCCGGCATCGGTCACAAGCCGATTGCCAACGTGCTGCACATTCCACGCAATTATCAGAATGACCTGAACGACCTGATTTGCGTGTACACGCCAAACCAGTACTTTGAAATCGACAACGGCAAGGTCACGAAATCTGAGAACCATTCTCTCGGAATGTTGCCGATGGTCGAATACAAGCTCAACCCGGAGCGCATGGGTCTGTTTGAACCGGCTATTCCTGTTTTGGATGCCATTAACGACCTTGAAAGCAACCGTCTGGACGGTGTAGCGCAGTTCATCCAGTCCATCATGGTGTTCACAAACTGCCTTGTGGACAAGGATGCTCTCGACCAAGTAAAAGAGCTTGGCGCAATGTGCCTGAAATCCACTTCTGGTCTGCCCGCTTCCGTCTCACAGATTGCAAACGAGCTTGACCAGCAGCAGAGCCAGACCTTACTTGATTCCATGTTGAACGTGTACCGTAGCTTGACTGCCATGCCTAGTGCTACCGGCAGCGAGAACGCAACGTCTGACAACGTGGGCGCAGTTATCGTCCGAAATGGCTGGAATCACACAGAAGCAAGAGCACAGCAGTACGAGAATATGTTCAAGTTCTCGGAACGCCAAAGCTTGTCTGTAATGCTGAAAATCCTGCGTGACACGGCTGGTTCTAAGCTAATGGCAAGCGACATCAACATCAAGCTGCCACGCCGTCAGTACGACAACCAGCAGAGCAAGGTTCAGATTTTCGCACAGATGCTCAGTCAGACTATCGACCCGCAGTTGGCGTTCACTACGCCCGGTCTGTTCCCTGACCCGCAGGCTGCTTATGAAATGAGCAAGCCCTTCCTGATTTCCGCTGGCAAGCTGGGCGAGGATGGGAAAGCACCGAAACCTCAAGAACAGCCTAAACAAGATGCTACCGACATAAACGCCGGGAACATGGTTGATAAGCAACCAAACAATACGGGTGGAGAAAAAGATAATGTGTGATTTTTGGAAACAGTTGTTTTGCAAACATGACTATACGCTTTCTCGTTGGCATTGGACGCACGGCATCAACGGAAACGAACCACGCGAAATGGAGTGTGAGTATATCTGCACGAAATGCGGGAAATTCAAATGGACACACCCTGACCGGAATTCGGCACGAGAAAAATATATTTTGGATAGTGGCATTGAGCCGTACAAAAGAATTTACCCACCTGTAGACCATATTGTTGACGCTAACAAAATGGTCAATGAACAGGCTAATGCAAAGGAAGGAGAGCAAAAATGAAGAAGCTGTTTATTTCCTGCCCGATGAAGAATCGGTCGGAAGAAAATATTCGGATGACGTTTGACCGTTTGCACAAGATTGCCGAAGCAGTGTACGGTGAAAGCCTTGAGGTTATCCCAACCTATATCGAAGATAACCCGCCTAAGTGCAGAACTGAAGGGCTTTGGTATCTTGGCAAGAGCATCGAACTTCTCGCACAGGCTGATTATTTCATCGGTATTTGCGGCGATAATGCGTGGCTGTATAACGGCTGCACTGTGGAGGCTGACGCTGCAAAGCTTTATGGAATGCCGGTTTATCTTGTCCCTACAAATTTTTCTGCGCCTGATGTAACAAGCGCAGAAGCGGTTTATAACGCAGCAGGAGAACGAATCGACTAAAAATCAATCCGCATAAGCGGGCTGATATATTCCGGCAGGGAAGCCGGGATACAAATTTCGCAACGTTGCAGGGAAGCAACGGTAAAAAAACGCAGGAGGAAATTAACGATATGAAACTCAATGTGTTGCTTGGTGATGCTTACAAAGAGGGTATGACCGCCGATGAAATCATTTCTGCGCTGGAAAAGGTTGCAGACCCTAGCGCAGAGGTCGAGAAGCTGCGCAACGCCGTGACGAAAGCCAACGGCGAAGCCGCCGAGTACAAGAAGCAGCTCAAGGCAAAGCGTACCGATGACGAGAACGCCGCACAGGAACAGGCTGACAAGCTGGCAGAGATGCAGAAGCAGATTGAAGCCCTGACTGCCGACAAGGAGAACCTCGTCAAGGAAAAGACCCTCGCATCTTACCGTGAGAAGTTCGTTGCACAGGGTTATGACGCTGAACTGGCTGGCAAAGCTGCATCTGCACTGGCTGACGGCGACATGGATAAGGTGTTTAAGTTCCAGTCGGAGTTTATGACCGCCCACGACACCGCTTACAAGGCTTCTCTGCTGAAGGATATGCCCACTCCCCCGGGCGCAAACGGCGGCGGAAATTCTGACAGCGAAGGCGTGGCATTTGCCAAGAACCTTGCGCAGCAGAACGCAAATGCTTCTAAGGCATCGAGTGACGCAATGAGTGCTTTCCATTAACAAGGAGGAAAACATGAAGTTTATCCGAAACACGGTCAACGGAATCAACGATACCATCCTTGCTTCCAATGACTACACTGCCATTCCCTTTACCGTGACCGAAGCCGCTGCGGTTAAGGCTGGCTACCCTATGACGCTGGCTGGCAAGAAAGCTGTTGCTGCTGGCGAGACTGGTTCTAAGACCATCAACGCTGACGGCATCCTGCTGTATGACGTTGACCCGGCAGAGAACCCCAATGCTTCCCTGCTGATTCGTGGCGTTATTGACACCAAGAAGGCGGCAGCAAGTTCCAGCTTCACCTATGACGCTGACGCAATCAAGGCACTCAAGACTGCCGTTCCCGGCATCTTCTGCCGTGACAACATCAGCGTAAACGCTTAATAGGAGGTAAAACAACATGGCACTGAATCTTAAGGAAGTCTTTGCCCCGGCTGCGATTGCCGCCTATTGGACGAATGACCCTACCAATGCGATTCCTTTTGCATCTGATGCGCTGTTCCCTGCAAAGAAGAAGGCTGGTCTTGACCTGAAGTGGCTGCGTGGTCACAAGGGCGTTGGCGTTTCCCTGATGCCCAGCGCATTTGATGCAAAGGCTACGTTCCGTGCCCGTGAGGGCTTCAAGTTTGATGAAACCGAGATGCCGTTCTTTCGTGAAGGCTACCATCTGGGCGAGAAAGACCGTCAGGAAATACTTCGTGTTCTGGACAGCAACGACCCTTATGCTCGTGACGTGATGAACCGTCTGTACGATGACACCGCGCAGCTTATCACCGGCGCACGCATCGTTCCTGAACGCATGATCTGGCAGCTGCTGGCTCCCGTCAATGGCGTTCCTGGCATCACCATCAAGGCGAACGGCGTGAACTACACCTACAACTACGACCCGGACGGCACTTGGAAGTCCACCAACTACAAGGAAGTCTCTGCTGCGAAGTCTAAGTGGAACGTCACCACTGCCACTCCCATTGCCGACCTGAACGCCGCAAAGGATGCTGTTCTGGCGAGCGTGGGCGAGGTCGTGACTGAGGTGTACATGAACACCGCAACCTTCCGCAACATGATTGCTGCGGATGAGGTGAAGAACCGGTTCATGACCGTTACCGCAAAGGCAAATGCCGTTCTGCTGGATGCTGAAGCACGGCAGATTATTGAATCTGCAACCGGTCTGAAGATTCATCTGTACGACAAGATGTTCAAGGCAGACCAGTACAGTGCAAGCGAGAAGTATCTGCCTGACGGCATGGTGGTTGTTACCCCTGCTGGCGCACTGGGCAATGTCTGGTACGGCACTACTCCTGAAGAAGCAGACCTGATGTCCGGTCAGTCTGGCGCATCCGTGTCTATCGTGAACACCGGCGTCGCCATCACCACCGAGCTGACCGTTCATCCGGTCAATGCCAACGTCTACGCTTCCGAAATCGTCCTGCCGTCCTTTGAGCGCATGGACGCTGTGTACTGCATCAAGGCTTACTAAGGCGAAAGGGGGAAAGCAGCATGGGAGACCAGTATTCCGAAGCGGCAGTCAAGCTGGGGCAGTACATTGCCCCTGCACTTGACCGTGAAATCACGGACGAGGACTACCCACTCTTCGACCTGCTGCTTGATTTTGCCAAGGACAAGATATTTGCACAGGGCTACCCCTTCGGTAACAGACCGGACGAGTTGCCCTTGCAGTATCAGTCGTTGCAGATACGCATTGCAGCGGAACTGTACAACCACATCGGCGCAAACGGACAGACGAGTTATACCAATAACGGTATCACTCGTGTGTGGGAAAGCTCCGATGTGGCGCAATCCCTGCTGAACGAAGTAGTTCCGAGAGTAGGTGTTATCGGCTGATGTTTAATGGTAGTCCGCTGGATAAACGCCCGCTGTGGTATTCAAACCCAGTTGGCGAGAAAACGCCTGTTGTGGACGAGTGGGGAAACGAGACTGGCGAATCCGCATACGAATCGTGGAGCGACCCCGCAAAGCTGATGCTGAATGTCAGCCCCCCTACTGGTTCTGCGGAAGCAAACCCTTTTGGAGCGTTCACGGATTACAGCTACGTTGCCAGTTCGTCCAGTAAAAAGCGCAACACACCGCTTTATGAAGGTACGCGCGTCTGGTTTCAGACGGACGTTTCAAAGCCCTTCAATTACACTGTGGTCAAGGTCGCAGAGCATATTACGGACACGTTGTATGCGCTGAAAGAGGTGGCTGCAAGTGAAAATTAAAGTGAGGTTGAGCGATGCCGGACTTCGTGATGCGGAACGTCAGATACGGGAGTACGAGACCACCCTGAACAAAAAGGCACAAGAGTTTGCAAAGTCATTGGCTGACAAAGGGCTTGATGTAGCGAAAGTTCGCTTTGCAAATGCAGAATATGCCGGTAGCAACGATGTCTCTTGTCGTGTTGAGCAGAACGGAAACATTTGCACCATCATTGCAGAGGGCAAGTCAGTCGCCTTTATCGAGTTTGGTACCGGTGCACATCACAACGGATATGGCGGCGAACTGCCGCCCGGTGTTGGTGCGCATGGCTCCTATGGTCAAGGCAAGGGTGCTGGCAGACGTTGGTACTACTACGGTGACCCCGGTAATGCCGGAACCTATGTGGATACCGTTCCCGGCAAGGGACAGTTGAATTACACCAGCGGTAACGAACCAGCTATGGCTATGTGGGGAGCTGTTGAAGAAATGGCTTCTCAGGTAGAAGCAACGTGGAGGGAGGTTTGGAATAGTTGATTGATTATTTCAATTCTATCTTTACAGCTGTTGCCAAGGAACTGCGAAAGCAAGTGCCTGGTATCTTCGTCACTGGCGAAATCAATGACAGCAACGTCAAAAAGTTTCCATGTGTGCAGATAGAGGAAAACAGCAATCTCCCGGTTCATCGTGATTCTGCCAGCCGAAGCAAGTATGCTGCCATTTCCCTGCGCGTGCGGGTCTATTCCAACAAAACCAGCGGACGCATTGCAGAAGCCCGCTCCATTGTGGACATCGTGGATTCTGTATTGGAACCGCTCAATTTCTATCGAAAATCGTTTGCCCCGTTGAATGGGCTGTACAACAATTCCGTCTATCGGATTGATTGCAGCTATGGGGCAACAATCGGAGAGGACGGAATGATTTACCGAAAATAAGGAGGTAAACATTCTATGGCAACTGGTATTTCTAGCTACGGAATTACTCTTTATGAAGGAACTTCCGGCACTATGACCAAGCTGTGCGACATCAAGGATTTTCCTGACCTGATTTCCGACCCGAACCTTTTGGACGTCACTACCCTTTCTGACCCTATGCAGAAACAGATTTTCGGCATCAACCAGTCTGACCTTAAGCCTTTTACTGCGTTCTATAACAAGACGGATTATGGTGCCGTTATTGAGCGTGGATATAAGGATTCGGATGGAGAACTTAACGCCACGCATCATTACGCTCTGAAGTTCTCTGATGGCTCTGGGTTTACTTGGGATGGTATGCACCAGTGCGGTATGTCCGGCGCAGGCGTTGATGAACCGTTGGAGTTCCCCATCAACATTATTTTCCTGAGCAAACCCAAATGGGCTGAAACGGTTTCCCTTGACGTTTCCTAATACATCTTAATCAAATCAATCAAACCTGGCAGAACTGAACAACGGATTTGGTTCTGCCCCTATTTATAAAGGAGAGCATTTATTATGGCTGCTAAGGTTATCAACTTTCATTCCCCCGATGGCAAGAACACTTATGAGCTGACTTTCACCCGTGACAGCGTGGAAGCTACCGAACGTGCTGGCTTTCAGATTGGCCAGTACACCCAGATGACCAATCTGCTGTCCAATTCCCGCGCCCTGTTCTACGGTGCGTTCATTGCCCGGAATCGTGGCATCAAGCGTAAAGTCGTGGACGAAATGTTTGCCCACATCGACGAGAAGGAAGAGCTGATGGCTGCGCTGCTTGAGATGTTCATGGACGCTTCTAAGTCTCTGCTGGCAACTGACACTGAGGACAAGACCGCAAAAAACGCAACGTGGGAGATTGTGTAACCGCACAATCTCAGGAAACAGACGGAGAGGGAGAGCCATTCTCCTTCTCCAAGCTGTTCCACGATGTAGAAGCCTATTACATCTCCATCGGTATGACCTACGAACAGTTTTGGCACGGCGATGTCTGGCTGGCGAAGGTCTACCGTGATGCAGAGGAGCTGCGGGAACGCAGGGCCAACGCAGAAGCGTGGAGAAATGGCTTTTACATGGCATCTGCGCTTTCCTCTACGGTTGGCAATATGTTCCGAAAGAAAGGGTCTAAACCTATCAAGTACATGGACAGACCGATTCCCCTTACTCAAAAGGAGAAAGACGAGTATGAATACCAACGCGCAGTTGAGGCGCAGGAGCGAATCAAGAGAATGATGTTCTCCATGATGGAAAGTGATGGTGGTAGTGATGGCTGATGTTGATATTACGAGCTTATCCGTAGAAATTTCTGCGGAATCGCAGGGCGCAGAGCTTAATATCGACAAGCTCGCTACCGCCATTTCTAATTTGCGGACAAAGGGCAATGTGACGAAGGTTGTCAACAGCCTTGATAAGCTGTCCGCTTCCATTTCTGCGCTGAAACAGGCATCCACCGGCTTGTCTGGGCTGGACAACATCACAAATTTTCTGAATGGCATCGGCAACGCAAACTTTTCCGGCAGTGTAAAAAGCATTAACAGCGTTGTCAACGCCATCAAGAAAATTCCTGCTGCCGTGTCCGGCTTGAATGGCGTGGACTTCTACTCCATGTCCGGCAGCATTACTGAACTGACAAACGCAATGGCTCCCCTGTCCATTCTGGACGCTTCCGGGCTGAAGGCGATCGGCAGCGCGGTCAACGCCATCGGGAAAATCCCTGACCTGTCCGAAAAGCTGAAAGCAGCTGACCTCGATGCTTTCTCGGATTCCTGCAATAAAATTTCTACTGCTCTCACTCCCCTTGCTTCGCAGCTTGACAAGGTTGGCAACGCCTTTGCAAAGCTGCCGTCGCAGTTGAGCAAAGTGGTCACACAGGCAAACCGTGTGACGGCTGCCAACGAACGGCAGAAAAAAAGCTATCTCAGCCTGTCTAATCAGATGAACGGTTTTATGCGAAACATGGCAAAGCTGGTTTCGTTGAAAGCTATCGCTGAGTATCTTGGCAACGCTGTTGCGAAGTTCAATGACTTTTACGAAGCGACAGACCTGTTTCATAATGCCATGGGCAATTTGAGCGGTGAAGCAGATACGCTCATTAGTAAGATGCAAGGTCTGCTTGGAGTTGACCCGACCAAAGCGATGACCTATATGGCTACTATTCAGAGCTTAGGCACTTCGTTTGGTTTGGCTAGCGACAAGGCTTACGTTCTTTCTAAGAATTTGACCCAGCTTGCCTATGATGAAGGCTCTTATTGGAACAAGGATGCTGCCGAAACCTTTACCGCAATGTCCTCTGCTATCTCTGGCGAGATTGAGCCTATTCGCCGTCTTGGCGTTGACTTGTCTCAGGCGCGGTTGCAGCAGGAACTTCTTGCCCTGGGCTTTAACAAGCAGGTTTCCAGCCTGTCTCAGGCAGATAAAGCAGTTCTGCGTTACATTGCCATTATGAAACAGACCGCCAATGTGCAGGGCAACCTTGCGCAGACCATTCAAAGCCCCGCCAACCAGATCAAGATTCTAAAAGCCCAGCTGGATATGCTGGCAAAGTCTGTTGGCTCTCTGCTCTACCCTGCCCTGAAAGCCATTCTCCCCCCGCTGATTGCCGCTGTTCAGCTCATTCGAGAGTTTGTTGAGTGGGTGGCAAAGCTAATGGGCGTGAAGGTCGTGTTCACTGATTTCACTAAAAGCGCTGACAGCGTTGGCGGCATCGGTGATGCAATGGATGACACGGCAGATTCGACAAAGAAAGCCGCCAAAGCCCTCAAGGATTACACGATGGGCTTTGATGAACTGAATATTATTGACCCCACACAGGGAAGCTCCGGCTCTGGCAGTGGTGCATCTGCTGGCAACATCTTGGGCGACGTAGACCTGTCCGGCTACGATATGTTCAAGAACTACATCGGTACGACGATTGATGAAGTCAAAGCGAAATTGGAAAAGTTGGCTCCTTTGGTTGCTGGTATCGCTGCCGGATTTGCAACGTGGGCTATTGGCAACGCTTTGATGGATGCTCTTAGCAAAATCAAAGGCGACGGAACCTTGATTGAGGGCATTCTCAAACTTTGGAAGTCTCCCATTATGGGAGCAGCTGTCGCTGTTGGCATCATGGTCGCTCGTTTTGTTGACCTATACCAAAACAGTGAGGCGTTCCGAAAAGGCCTTGAACGTGTTCGAGCTATGATTTACCTTGCTGCGGAAGGGCTTAGGCAGGGTTGGAATATATCGCTCACAGATGGAAAACTCGGAGAATCCATCAAATACCTGAAAGAGTCTTTTTCCAACTTAAAGCAAGTAATCTGGAATCTCATTCCAGAAAGTTGGCAGGAGGGCATTTCTTCTGCGTTCGAAACAATCTCTGACGTTGTAAAAGACCTTGATCTTGATGTTGGCGATTTAATCACAACACTTATGGGCATCGGTCTTATTGTTAGTGGCCATCCTGTAGCCGGTCTTGCTGTTCTTGGTTTTGAAGCTATCACTGTTGCAGTTCGTGGCCTTGGTAGCGAAAGCCAAAAAGAATCTTTTGAGATGGAAACGGACTGGTTCAACGCTTTCAAGTCTATGGGCGAAAAAGTTGCTGATTTTGTAGGTAACGCAATTACAGCCATCGGAAACCTTATCAATGATTTCGCAATTTTTATTGGATGGATTCAGAACGGTGTTTCCGAAACCGATAGGCTTGACTTACAGATGAACGGTAATTTCATCGAGAATGCCGTCATGGGCATTGCTCAGCTGATTCACGATGTTGGAGTGTTTGTCGGATGGATTACCAATGGAGTGAGTGAAACCGACCGTCTTGATATTCAGATGAACGGTAACTTCATCGAAAAGGCGGTTCTTGGTTTTGCTGACCTTATCAATTGGGTAAAGGATGTTGTTACATGGTTCGTACATCTCGATGAACACGTTGAAAACGGTGCGAGAGCTGTTCGTGGATTTATCGATGATATCAAAACGTGGGCAAAAAATGCCGCAAAAGCTGCTTCCGATATGGTAACAGCCGTTGCAAATGCTATTGTTTCTCTTCCTTCCAAAATGTTTGAAGCAGGCAAAAACATTTGGCAGGGCCTCGTAAATGGTATCAAAAGCGGCATTGAAACCGCAAAAGGTGCTGCGGCAAATCTTGCAAAAGCTATCATTGACAAGTTCACGACCGATACTGAAATTCACTCTCCCTCCGCTCTGTTTGAGCGCTTTGGTAAATTTATTAACCAAGGCCTTGCAAACGGTATCACCGCAGCACTTCCTTACGTTGAACAAGCTATGACCAATCTGGCAAACGCTGTTCAGCAGAAGGGCAACGAGATGATTGACTATGGCGCAGACGTTGCAAATGGCTTTGTTGATAACATGGTCAATACGTTCGACGCAAAGTGGAATGAAATCGACAACGGGCTGAAGAATGATTTTATCGGAACGATTAAGGGCATGATTGATGCGGTCAAGAAAGGCGATATCCAAACCGTCGCCGAAAACACAGCAGCCATTATCTGGAAGGCAATGGGGGAAGAGAACCGAAAACAGGTCAAGTCTTACGCTTCTGACTTGGTCTCCAATCTCACCAGTGCTCTTAAGACCGTTGGTTCCAAAGTATTTTCTTCTGCAAAACTTGTTGGAAAGAACATTTTGGATGGAATCACATCCAAGTTTGGCGAAATCTCCACGCAGGTCGTCGGTCTCGGAAGTAAAATTGCGTCCTCGTTTTCTTCTCTGATTGGACCAATCTCGGCATCCGGCAAGGCGATCAGTATTGGCCTTTCTTCTGGCGTTTTGAGCCAGTTCCCGTCTATCATTGCTGGCATTGCTGGGCTTATCGGTCAAATTGGAGCTGCATTTATGGGCATCTTGCAGACGATCGGCAGCGTCTTGACATCTCTTGGCATCCCAACTGGTGTCATCATGATCGCTGGCGGCGTCGCAATTGCAGCCGCAATTGCAGGAATTGTCGGAACGCTTGTTGGAAAGCACGGAACAAGTTCCAGCCCGTCCGTAGACAATAACTACTCGAGCTACCCTGGTACGAGCGATTACGATTCTGCTAACGGCTCTACCACATCTGTTGGGAGCTACTACCCGACTTCTTCCGCTAGTGGAACGAGCTCCGCAGAACTCCGCAGTGCCGTCCATGATGGGTGCTATAACGCATTCCTTGACATCTTCCAGCGGTACGGAGACGAGCTTACCGGAGGGAAAGAGCTCAAGATTTACCTTGATGGTAAGCAAATCACTGCGTCCGTTGAGAAACGGCAGTCTGAGCGTGGGTTCCAGATTATGGGAAACGAAGTTTACAGCTACTAAGGAGGTTTACGTTTTATGCAATCTCTCGTCACAGTAAATGGCAGAGAGCTGCCTGAGCCTTCCTCCTACGATGCCACAACGAGCACGATAGTCGATTCTGGACGAAACGTACAAGGCAAAGTCGTTGGGTCTGTGGTGCGGCACGATGTTGCGAAGATTTCCCTAAAATGGAATTATCTTACCGCAAGACAGTGGGCGGACGTCATCGGGCCGTTCACCACAAACTTTTACTGCACTGTTCGGTTTTATAACCAAGCAACTGCAAGCTACACGACAAGGCAAATGTATGTTTCCGATAGAACCGCCGGAATGTGGAGGCGTTCCCCGTCCAACGGAAACGTTATGGGATGGGTCGGGACATCCCTTAGCCTGGTTGAAGTTTAAGAGAGGTGATTATTTATGGGCTTTCTGCCTTCCGACAAGTGGCTTGAACAATACGACAAGACACTTGTTCCGGAGATGTTTGTTCGCATCACTTACCACGTCTCTGACGATAAGGCCCAAGCAGACGCCATTGCCAGCTCTTCCAACCAGGCTTTATTCAGCAACACGTTGTCTGTCACAGACCTGGATTCTGCTTCTTTGGCCAATTATGCCACCGGAGAACCTAATTTGTGGGTCCTTGACGGGAGCAAACTTTTGGTCCCAGGTTCAGAGCCATACGAGAACGCTGGGTATTTAAGTATGGATTGTGTTTCTGACACAAACCATCCGATTATCACTTTCTCTTTCAGCAAAACACACACTGAAAGAATCCCCGGAATTATAATCGTATGGTCGTCTGTTTTAAACGAATTTGCAAAATCTTTTAGGTTGGCGGCTTATAGCGGAAAGGAGCTCGTTGCGTCAAAACAAATTGACGATAACCAGTCGGTTGAATCCTCTGTAGATTTTGAGATTTCTGGGTATGATTCAATTACCCTTGAAATTTTGGAATGGTGCATCCAGGGCCGCAGAGCAAGAGTGGAGCAAGTTGAATTTGGTCTGCGTGTCCAATTTAGCAAAGCGGATTTGCTTTCTTATACGCATGAATCAAAACGCGACCCGATTTCTGGGCAGCTTTCCAAAGATTCCGTTTCGTTTTCTGTTGATAACTCCGAACAACGCTGGAACCCGGTAAATCCAGGTGGACTTTATCGGTATCTTTATGAACGTCAGGAGATTTCAGTTCAATACGGCATGGACATTGGAGATGCGGTCGAATGGATTGACGGAGGGAAGTTCTTTCTTTCTGGATGGACAATTCCGGCGAATGGCATAACGGCATCGTTTGATGCCAGGGACGCCCTATCTTTCCTCCAAGATTCCATTTATACTGGGCACACGAGTGGAACGCTTTATCAGATGTGTTTTGATGCATTAGAGCTTCTGGATGTTCCCGGAATCTCTTACGAAATTTCGGAAGAATTAAAGAACTATTCTTGCGACATTTCCTCCGATGCTTCTTCTTATAAAAACGCAGACGTTCTTCAGCTTGCTGCAAACGCAGCTGGGATGGCTCTTTACCAATCCAGAGATGGGGTCATTCACATTGAACGTGTTCCTCTTGTTCCAGTCACGAGGTCTGATATTGAGGAAATATCGCTCTTGAATAGCTTTAAATACCCAGAAATAACGTTTTCGACAAAAATAAAAAACGTATCGTGCAAGGTTGGCGGCGAATCCGTGTTTTATCCAGCCGGAGCTAGTGGGAACGGAGCGACCCAAAGCATCAATAATCCGCTTATATCGAAATCTATATCTTCTAGCGCAAAAAATGCGTTGACCGAAACATACGCACTTCTTTCTAACAGAAGAAAGGTAAACCTGGAATTTCGTGCAAGCCCCCATATTGATGCGTTGTCTTTTGTTAGAGCAAACCATCAGTTTGGATATGCATCGAACGTTCTCGTTACGGATGCCAAGTATACCTTTAACGGATGTTTTAAAGGTACGATGGAAGGATATATGGTGGAAAGTGCGAGTGCCCTTAGACTTGATAAGGACTCCGTTTTTGTGGCTCCTGGAGAGACCGTTCGTTTAACCGCAACGCTTGTCCCTTCCTCAGAGGATTCCCCAGCAATCGGATGGGAAGCATCTCCTCCCGACGTTGTTTCCATTTCCGTCGTTTCCAACAAAGGCGGCGTTTCTGTTTGCGACATTTCTTTTGTTTCCAGTGGAGATGCCGTAGTCACAGCCTTCGTGTCTTCCGTATCTGCAAAGTGTACCGTTATCAGTCAGGCTCCGTCTTTGTCGGATATGCCGGAAGGATCGTCTGTTTACATTCAAGAAAGTGGTGCGGATGTAGAGTTTGTTGTCGCAAAACATGGGTATGAGCCTGGCTTAAATGGTCCGGGGAGAACACTTCTTATCAGGAAAGAACCTCTTGCTGAAACAGTGTGGAACCAGACGCACGTCAATACATACGACGGAAGCTCCATCGACAGGCTGTTGAAGGGAGATTACGCAAACAGATTTAGCGACACCGTCAAGTCCGCAATGGGGCTTACCTCTTTCTATTACACGGTAGGCGATAGCACTACGGAAATCAGAACGCTTTCTCGCAGTGTTTTTCTCCCGTCTATTTATGAGATGTTTGACCCGGAAGACAAAAACGCAGATGTTTATGTAAATGGCAGTAACCCGTTTTTCAAAAAAGAAGGTTCTGTACTACCAAAGCAAACCCGAAATGCTTTTGTTCAGTCTTATGATGATTCCGTCAATCGTCTTATCCGCAGATGGTCACGCTCCCCTGCATGGCGAGATTATTCCGGGAATCCCATTCAAGGCCAGCTTGTTGGAACATACAGTCTCGGAACAAATAATGGAGGCAAGACGTTTTTCTATTCAGAATCGTATAACGCGTGGAGTTCCAACAAGTTCAGCCCTGCTTTTACGCTTCCGTCTACGACTAAAGTCGGTAACGACAAAAAGATTTTGCTTTAAGGAGGGACTATGGCAACTTGGATTACAGACAGAACCCAAGACGATGTTGACCGCCTAAAGTTCATTTATGGTAAAGCCGTGAACGGGACCTGGACGGATGAGGAAAAAGCGGAGTGGCTTTCCGGTATGAAGGGAGCTCTTGACTACAGAGATTTTTCGAGAATAGAAACCGGCATATCCGAGCTTGCTTCACTTCTCGGTGCGGACGTAGATGTCAAGACGGACTGGGACATAAACGGGTATCTTACCACGTCAGATGCCACTAGGTGGCTGTCGAATATCGAATCTATTCGTTCTAAAAACTCAGGAGACGCCAAAACTGCGCCGACGCCTACGTCTATGGATAGGCTTGGATTCGAGACAATGAACCAACTTGAAAGCATTTTGTCAGACATAGAATCAATCGCCAAAACTTACGTTACTTTTTCTGGCGAATACATGACTGGGGAGGGCCAATATGGTTTTTGAAGACCGCATCTCAAAATATCCTGGCAGGTGGACGTTAGTCCGTGAGGATGGGTCGTCTGAAATTGTAACGCTCGTCCGAAACGACGAACCCATAAAGGACGGCACACCAATCAACGCATCCACTTTAAATGAGCTGAGTACAGTTGCAGGTGCCATCAACGCAAAAGAGGAAGCCGTTTCGGCGGCAAATTCCGCTGCGGAAGAACGTGCAAAAGCAGAACAGGCTGCAAAAAATGCCGCAAAAGACGTTTCTGCAATTGTAAAAGCAGACTCCGAAAATGCAGCTTTGTCTGCTGCTGCTGCCAAGACAAGCGAAATCAATTCAAAGCGTTCGGAATCTCAGTCTGCTACTTATTTGCAGGGCACAAAAGAATACTTTGAGCAGGTCCGCACCATCACCATCGGTGCACAGGGGTGGTACGCCACGCCGGAAGCTCTGAAAGCCGCTGTTCCAATAGGCGAAAATGGCTGGTGGGCGGTCGTTGGCACCACCGACACCATTTGGACGTGGGACAGTGACACGAATTCGTGGAAGGATAGTATTCAAAAAGCGGACCTTTCCGACTACTACACCAAGGCCCAGGCCGACGCCAAGTTCGGCACGCCGTACACCTTGCCGCCCGCTACGGCAGACCAGCTGGGCGGCGTGAAGGTAGGCGACTATCTGGACATTGCCCCGGACGGCACCCTGAGCGGCAAGACGCTGTATGACACCATCGCGGCCAGTGTGGCGGTAAAGTCGGAGGCGCGGCTGGTGTGGAGCGGAAAAACAACGATTGGGAGGAGAAAAACTGAGACAATTAACGTTCAGGACGGTGTAGATTACGTTAACCTCCGCATAAACGAAACTGATTTTAATCTTACCCCTGGTATGACATATGAAACTGGCAGTTTTGGCGCGGGAAGTCTCAAGGTCACAGTATTATTTTCGGCCGACAAAAAACGTCTTGAATGTACCCTTACCAATACGCTGAATACTGTATCGGTTGTATTCACCGGCTACCACTACCCGACGTTGGAAGAGCTGCTGACCGAGACGCAGGCCGCACAGGCGGACACGGACGCCCTGGCGGTAGATCAGGAGTACCGCGTCGCCCTGCTGGAGCTGGGACTGACCGACGACACCACCACTGACACCACCACATAAGGAGGTAAACCTATGTTGTATCGTACCTGTAAACGCCTGATCGAGCGCGGACAGACCGCTGGTCTTGCGGACAAGCTGGACGTTTTCTACGCCATTGGCCGCATCACCGAGGCCGAGTATAAGGAGCTGACCCAGCTGCTGGCCCAGCAGGAGGCCGCCCATGGCACTTAATGCCTACTCTTTGACATTGGGGGTGATCGCAATAAACAACACATTTTTGACCGCACTTTTTAACTTTTTGAGCCGTTTCTTTGCCGCTTTGGCGGAAGAACAGGTAGAACAGGAGGACACAATGGCATCTGTGACTGAGGTGACCGAGTGGACGGGAGCACCGCCCTACCGCTACATCGACGTAAGCCGGTATCAGGGCAACATTACACTGGAGGGCTGGAAGAAGGTCAAGGCCGCTGGCTATCAGGGCGTCATGCTCAAGACCGTCAGCACAAACCGCAGGCTATCCAAGCGAGCAGACGGCCTGTACATCGACCCGACCTTTGAAACAAACTACCGCAACGCAAAGGCGGCAGGTCTGGCGGTGGGCGTGTATTACTACACCTACGCCACCAGCAAGGCAATGGCCGATGCAGAGCTTTCCCTGCTGGCTGACGCCCTGCGTGGCAAGACGCTGGAAATGCCTGTGGCAGTGGACGTGGAGGACAACAAATTCAGGGTTCTTGGCAAGCAGACGCTGACCGACCTGACAGCCTACGCCCTGAAAAAGGTGGAAGACATGGGCTTTTATGCCCAGCTCTATACCTACACCAGCTTTGCTAAGACACGCCTGTATATGGGCGGTGCTGCCCTCAGCCCCTACGACGTGTGGCTGGCCGACTACACAGGAAAGACACCTGCCGTGACCTTTGCCTACAACGCACACCAGCACACCAGCAAGGGCAGCGTTCCTGGTATTTCCGGTCACGTTGATCTCAATGTGACCACACGCAACTACCCGAAGATCATTTGCAAGAAGGGCCTGACCCGTCTCCGGGAGGGCGCATGACCAAAGAGCAGGCAATCTTGTGGGTGGCTAGCATCCTTGGCAGCGTGTGCGCTGGCGCTATCACGGTGGACAAGGTGCTGGAAATCATCCATAAGTACATCAAAAAGGCCGGAGCACCGGACGAGGCGCAAAACAAGCGGCTTGACGACCTTGACCGGCGCGTTGGCGCACTGGAAACCGGCTATACCCAGCACACAGCGGCACTTTCCCGCGATTTGAGCCGCTTTGGAGACATCGACGAAGTGAACCGCCTGACCCTGCAGGCCGTGCGTGCCTTGCTGGAAGCGCAGCTCACCGGAAATAACGTTCAGGCCATGCAGAAAAGCAAGGCCGACATTGACAACTATTTGACAGAAGGAGTAACGAAACATGGCAGCAATTCTTAATTTCATCCCCACCCCCGTCGCAATCGCTCTCATCATCGTCGGCTTTGTGGCTCTGGCGGTCGGCGCTATCCGCATGGGCTATAAGCAGCTGGTCAAAGATCTGGCCTATGACCTCGTGTGCAAGGCCGAAGACAGCATCATGGGCAGCGGCCAGGGCGCAAAGAAAAAGAAGCAGGTCTTTGACGCGCTGCGTGCGGCCTGCCCTGCATGGCTGAAGCCTATCATCACGGATGAAGTGCTTGACGCAGTGATTGAAAAGGCCGTAAGCCTGATGAAAAAGGCACTGGCAGAAAAGAAGCCTGCTATCAACAAGGAGTAACCCATGATTGAGTTAAGCGTATCTCTTGCATCTTCCGGCGTGGTCAAAGTGCCCGGCTATGAGCAGCTGGTGCGCTTTGGCTACACCAAGAATCAGGGCGTGTACCGCCTGCACATCGATGCAACCGGTGAGTGGGAAGGCCTGACTATCCGGGCTTTCTGGCACGTCCCGGACGGCAAAGACCCGGCATCCTCACTGGTGACAGACGGCTCTGTGGCCGTGCCTGCCAGCGTGACCGCACAGCCCGGCAATGGCTGCATCACCTTTGAGGGCTCAGATGGCACCCGCACCGTGACAAGCGCAGACCTGCGCTACCGTGTGGCTGCCAACTCCGGCACGGAGGACGGCAGCCTGCCGGAGCCTGGCACACCTGCCTGGCAGGAGCTGGTGGATGCCGTGCACACCGATGCCACCGCCGCAGAGCAGGCCAAGACCGATGCGCAGACCGCCGCCAGTGAAGCAGCCACCAGTGCGGGCAATGCAGCCCAGAGCGCTCAGGAAGCCGCTGACAGCTTACAGGAGCTGAAGGACGGCATTGCCGCTGGTGACTTCAAAGGCGAGAAAGGCGACAAGGGCGACACTGGCCCCGTCGGCCCGCAGGGCGAGCAGGGCCCTCAAGGCCCCACTGGTGCTACCGGAGCCACCGGCCCGCAGGGCGAAACTGGCCCTCGTGGCGAGCAGGGGCCGCGTGGCATTCAGGGCGAGCGCGGCCCGCAGGGTGCGCAGGGGCCGAAAGGAGACACCGGCGACACTGGACCACAGGGGCCACAGGGCCCAGTCGGCCCGGCAGGTGCAGACGGCAAAGATGGCACACAAATTGATGATACCACCGTGGGGCTTGACGCATGGAGCAGCAAGCACATCGTGGATATGCTCTGCCCGCCGCTGGAGGAGACCGGCAACCCGGTGCAGTGCTACCCTGTGACATGCTATCCGCTGGGGGTGACTGCCAGCTGGGAACCTGTGCAGGAAGGCAGCGGCGAACCTAGCCCGGACAATGTCCGGCCGATTAAGGGCAGGGACAGCGTGACGGTCGAGCGGTGCGGGGAGAATCTGCTGAATAGTGTTCCGGAGCTTCCGATTAGAATCTATAAAAATTCGCCAAACGTTGTTGTGCGCGGCGGGACGCTGCCCGCTGGGCAATATACCATGGACGTGAGACTTGATGTGATTCCGGGTGGCGAGGCGCTTGGAGCTGCACTTATCAAGTATGAGCTGGCAAACGGCACAGAGAAATATTTTGTGCCGAGAGCGTTAAACGAAACAAGCGCAACTACCGCGTTTGAAACTGCAATAAAAGCGATTACTGTTGTGAATTATGGCAATATTGATGGGAATATTACCGAGATTTCGCTTGTACCGGGTGCTGCCGCGGGAGCCTTTGAACCATACACCGGCCAAACCGCCACCCTCACTCTGCCCCGCACCATCTACGGCGGTACGGTGGATGCAGTGACGGGAAAGGGGCAGGATATACGGATAACACTGACGCTGAACGGAACAGAAAACATCACGGAAAAAATACCGAGCCAATATAGCCTAAAGTTAAAAGAAAGTAGTTATTCTGGCATGTGTTCGCATTTTAAGAGCATAAATAACGTTGAACTACAAAATAATGTTACCGGGGTATACCTAAATTACACTGCAATGGCTATCTTTAACACGCATTTTTCTAGTCTTGATGAGTTTAAGCGCTATGCAAGGGCGCAGTTTGAAGCCGGAACGCCAATTCAGATTTGCTATACGCGCTTACCCAGTGCTCCCAACCCGACTTTCAACGCCACCGGCGCTCTGCCTATCCCCGCCCTCCCCGGTGTGAACACCCTGCTGACCGACGCTGACAGCGTGACGGTGACCGGCAGAGCAGACCCCATCAAGCGCATCACTGACCTTGAGGATGCTGTGGCGTCCATGACCAACACATAAGGAGGTACATATGGCAATTAAAAGTAAAGCCAGGCACGACCTGACCCTGCGCAGCATCAAGCGGGAAATTGCAGCTGGCCGCGATGTGGCATACTGGCTGGACAGGGCGTACACCCATCTGGACAGCGGCCTGCTGACGGAGGATGACATCGCAGAGGTGGAAACTCTGGCAAGGGCGTACTATGACGCACTGGACGCGGAAGACAAGGCGGACGCTGAGGAAATCACACAGTAAGGAGGATATCATGGCAAGCACTACATACCGCCATCTCGGTGACGTCACCGGGATGTTCGCCGCACAAGAACAATTTCGTGACATCACGAAAATGGTGACAAAACGTCACCAGTTTGCCGTGCTTGGCAATATGGTGCGCAACGCGGGACAGCTGCCGCAGCCTTTCTGGCTCGGTGCTGCCCGTGGCGGCGGCTCGTGTAGTGCTGCCCGCTGCGCTGCAAGGACTTGACCGACAGCAAATGACCGCCGCCATCAAAAACGCACCGCTTGGGAGGGTAGACCGTAAGATAGCCTTACTGCGGTACGTTGAGCGGCTCCCGCTGCCGGATATTGCAGCACAGACCAATTACAGCCGGACGGCGATAGGCTACCGGCTGAAAGGTATTTACAAAATGCTGAATATGTGATATACTAATTATACGAGATGGTGGATAGCGCATACACATCCATCATGAATGTATGCAAGAGACCAGCGGAAGAACGTTTACCCGCTGGTCTCTTTTTTCAACCCCCGGTGTTCCGTTTGGAGCATCGGGGGATTTTTTTACTTTTTCTTCAATTCCTCAAGCCTGCTGGAAAGTTCTTCTTCCCATCCTTCATGTTCTTTAAGGTACGGGGCGTAGATCAGTTCTTCGGCCTCTTTGCGGGCCGCAACGGCTTCTTCGATTGTGTCATAGCTGCCGAGATGATATTGCTTGCGTTGGAAATTGATATATGCACGCCATCGACCGTGGCAGTCTTTGCACACACCATTCGCGCCAGAAGTGGAATTTTTATTGATATGGCCTCCGACCGCCCTTGTGCGAATCGACATAAGGGAAGAGCCACCCGCGTAAGCTGTGCTGTGAATTGCCCCGGTTTTCTCTCCAATGTCCCTGTTGCAATCTGCGCAATGCTGGATTCGAGAAAGCCTTGTGATCTTTACGGCGGTTTCCTTCCCACATTTCGGGCAAATAGCACGGCACAGAAAGCAGCCTGACCTCTTTTCGGGCAAAACTTCCAATACTTTCCATCCGTTAATAATCTGTCCTTCTTTTTTCTTCGCCTTTCGTAAAGCCGTCTCCGTCATGGCTGGCTTTTGCCCTCGATTCGCGCAAGACAGACAGCTTCGGCTTTTGCCAAGACGCAGGGAGCTGTCATACACGTCTTTTACCACTCCGCACTCACACTGGCATGTGTAGTAGTGCGGCTTTTCAGACGGCGCAAGTACCGTCCACTTTCCAAAATGCTTTCCAGTCAAATCTGCCATAACATTCTCCTCAGATCAGGCCGTAGTGCTCGGCCAGCAGGAAGCGGACGTATTCCGGGCAGTCGCGCTCGCCCAAACACCACCCCTGCACCGTGCGGCGCGGGATGCCCGCACCCTTTGCAAAGGCGGTCTGGCTGATGCCGGATGCCACCACCATCTCCCGCACGCTCATGCGTGCTGCTGCCCAGATACGGCCCAGACGGTCTTTCTCGGCGTCCAGATCGGCGCAGCCATCGGAATCGTCCGGGATGCTGAGGGTGACGTTACCGAGAAAAACTTCTTTCGGCTGCTTGGCAGCCATGCCAAAAAGCTCTGCTTTGCTGTACATGGTTGACTTCCTTTCTTTCGGGTGATAATATGTTCGTGTACCTCCATGGTACGTCTTTCACAAAAGCCCCGTCAAGTGTTCGCTGCACTTGACGGGGCTTTTTTATTTAGCACATTTGACCGAGGAGCTTAATTTCAAAGTCATCCGGGGTCATGCTGTTGCAGTATTCAAGCGCAAGATGGTTGCGTAGGAACTGCTCTGCCTGCTCGGCATTTGCGCCTACCTGACGGTGCTCCTCGCTTGCAAACTTTTTGCAGGACACGCTGAAAGCAAAAACGTGGTCATTGTTTTTAGGATCCTTGAACGCTTTTTCTGCGATTGCAGCATCGCTTTCGTCAAAAAGACTAAACGCGGTAAGCGCGTCCTTCACCTCGTTATACGCGATCATGCGGCGGGCTATCAGGCTCTGCGCTTTCTTGACACGTTCCGGGTCGCCACATCCCAGCAGATAAGAGTAGTGGTCATTCAACTTGTTCTCCAGATACTCAAAAGCAGCCTCCATGCGTTCAACTTCAAAATTCGTCATAATAAAAACCTCCATGTTGTTGTGTGTTGGTGTCTTTCACTGTCTTTATTATACGCTCATTGAGCGCAAAATACAAGCCTATTTGTAAAATTTTGTGCTCAATGAGCACTTTTTTTCTTTTGGCAAAATAGAGCATTTTTGTCCTTCGTTGTACCTTCGTTGTCTCTCGTTTTCTGCCAGTGCGGTACACTGGGCGCAATAGGAGGGATGAACCATGAGCTATTACCAGACACCCGGAGCGCCCTATGTTCCGCAACAGCCTGTCAACCCTTACGGCGGTATGGGCACGGTCGGGCTTGCCACTCCCATGCCAAATGCACAGATGCAGCAGGCACAGCAGCAGCGTCCGCAGCCGATGAATGGGCAACAGCCTGTTCAGCAGTCGGTACAGGACGGCGGTTGGCTGCTGGGTAGACCTGTTTCCAGCAGGGAAGAATTTTTGGCAATACCGTCTGACCTGTACGGCAGACCGACCTATTGCCCAGACCTGCGGAGCGGAGTGATCTACTGCAAGCGGCTGAACCCTGACACCTGCGAATCCTATGTGCAGGAGTTTTACAGCCCGGAAGCGTGGCGGCAGATACAGGCGCAACAGGCACAGCAGACCGCTGCACCGACACAGCAGTATGTGCCTGTTGAAGAGTATAACGCCCTCGTCCACAGGCTGGATGAACTGGAAAAGTGGCAGAAGAGCTTTTCAAAGCCCGCTGCCGCTGCAAAGAAAGGAGAATAACAATGTCCTCTCCGTTTGATATGATTACGCACAGCCCCATCATGCAGCTTGCAAATTTGGCTCGTGCCGGACAGAACCCAATGGGGCTTATCCAGCAGTTGAGCGGGCAGAATGCTCCTATCATGCAGGGCTTGAACCTGATTCAGGGCAAAAGCGAAGCACAACTCAGGACGATGGCGCAGAACCTTGCCAAAGAGCGCGGCATCGACCTGAACCAGCTGGCAAGCGTCCTGAATTTGACGCTGCCGAAGTGAGGAGACTTTGCAATGGACGATTTTGAAAACAGCCATCCAGAAAAAGATTTTGACTTCAACAATCTGTATGGGAACGACAAAATATGGGTTCCTTTGATGCTTGGCTTGATTTTCGGTGCTGCCAGCAAAAAGTTGGATAACCCAGAAGACGAAAAAAACAATCTTCCAAGCTGATTTGATAACCCCAAAATAAGCATCCCTCTAAGCGAAACGCTTCTCAGTTTTGCGGACTTGATAAAAACCGCTTTTATCTGGCTTCGCCCATCGCACACGGCGGTGGGATAGCATAACGCAAAACTGAAAGGAGTTTTGTTATGGACGATTTTGCAACTGGCTATCTGGCTGGGCAGGACGGCGGTAATAACAACGGCGGATTCTTCGGCAACGAAGGTCTGTGGGCTGTTATTATCCTCGCTATTATCTTCGGCTGGGGTACGAACGGCTATGGCCGGAACGGCGGCGACAACGGAATGAACAGCTACATCCCCTATCTGGTGGGCACCGGTGCAACCGGTCAGGGCGGCGCAGATACTCGTTCAGCTTTGTCTGAGGGCTTCTACCAGCAGGACACTTCCCGTTCTCTGGCTGGCATCCAGAGTGGCATCTGCTCTCTTGGCTATGACCAGCTCGCACAGATGAACACCCTCAATGCTGCCGTTGCGGGCGGCTTTGCTGGTACTAATCAGGCGATCTGTCAGCTCGGCTACCAGAACGCACAGCTCGTGAACGGTCTGGAACGCAGCGTGTCCAACGGCGACAACGCCATCAGCCTCGCCATCATGCAGGAGGGCAACGCACGGCAGGCGGGTCAGACCGCACTTTCCACGCAGCTTGCATCTTGCTGCTGCGAGAACAAGCAGCTCATCGGCGACCTGAAGTACACCATTGCACAGCAGGACTGCGCTACCCGTCAGGCTATCGCAGACAACGCCCGTGCCATCGTGGACAACTGCAACGCCAATTTCCGCAGCATGATGGACTACTTCACGCAGGATAAGATTGCCACTCTGACCGCTGAGAACCAGAACCTGAAGTTCGCTGCTTCTCAGGATCGTCAGAATGCGCTTCTGACCACTGTGATGTCCCAGCAGACCGATACCATCCTGAACCGGGTCAATCCTCGTCCGATTCCCGCTTATCAGGTGGCAAACCCCAACGTGGGCGTGAACTGCTGCGGCTGCTGCTAACCTACACACTCCCCGATAACACCGGGTGAACCATCGGGGCAGGGGTAAGACACCTCTGCCCCTGATTTTTTAGGAGGAAAACATTATGGCTTGCAAAACAAGCTGCAAACTCTGCCCGCACTTGGTCATCAGTCAGGCGGTCACGTTTGCCAACGACACGCTGACCATCAATATCCCTGCTGGCGCATACCAGAACGGAGAGAAGTATTGTATCGTGGTTGCTCAGAGCTTGCCGGACACGACTACCATCAACGCCCCTGTGGTCATTACCATAGGTGCAGGCACGACCGCATACCCTCTGACCGACTGCAACTGCGCTCAGGCGACCGCCGAGAGCATCCACACCCGCACCCGCTACGCTACCCGCGTAGCAACGTCTGCAACCGGCACCGGCACGTTCAAGTATCTTGGCTGCTTCTGTCGTTCCCACGCTGGCGCGCCCGCGTCCATTTCTTGAGGAGGTATAGATTATGGGCAAGAACAATTTTCGCCGCATGATGATGCTCCGTGACCACGACAAAGACCGTGAGCCGGAACGTGACCGCCTCGAGGAAGAGCGCGATCGCAGGGAGCGTGATCTAGAACGCCGTCTGCGTAAGCTGGAAGACGGCAATGACCGCTATCCTCACTATCCGCAGGAAGAAAACCGCTACATCGACCCCTACCCTATCCCCCGCTACCCTGACGTAGAGTATGGGCGCAAGATGCCGCAGATTGGCTTCTCGCAGAACGGAGACTGGGACAAGCGGTCTGGGCAGTATGAACGTGGCGGTGCGGACAGCCGTTCCATCAAGATGCCACGCCAGCACCTCACCCACGATGAAGCGGAGGAATGGTGCGACAGCATGGTGAATGCTGACGGCACGAAGGGCTGTCACTGGACGCTGGAACAGACACAGGACGTTGCCAAACAGCGGAATATCACCTGTGACCCGAACGATTTCTGGGCTGTGATGAACATGATGTACTCGGATTATTGTCAGGTCGCAAAACGCCAGTCTGTTGACACTCCGGGCTTCTACGCTGACATGGCAAAAGCGTTCCTTGAGGACGCAGATGCCGCAGATGGCAAGGCATATCTCTACTGGGATTGCATTGCTGATAAGTAAAACAGAACCCCTGTGTAGTTTTTAACGGCTACACAGGGGTTTACTATTGAAAAAGCTAGGCGGGGTGACGGTTCCCGCATCTCCTAACGATGGGCGATAGCTGCCTGTTCTATCCTCTAGCGTTTTTCTCATTCCCAAAGCGTTGATTTTGACCTCATGTCAAACAAATCTTGCGGGGTAATTACAAGGCTCTTGTCGAGTTCTACCACACTGATAATGGAAAACTTGCCGGGAACTTCTCTCTCGATTCTTGCTTTTGCTTCTTCCTTACTGTTTGCAAACAAGACAAATGGAGCTTGAAAGTGTCTGCATTTTTCGTCATCATCGTACTGGATTTTGACCCAATAAAAGTTTTCGCACCCTACTTCTTTCGGTGTTAAGTATTTTTTGACACTTGAGACATCGTAAGTGCAATACCCGATACACTGCGAGTTTCCGTATTTTTCCATAAAATTGTCATTCCCAATACGAGTTGCCAAAACCATGTGAACGTCTTTCCAACCAACACGGTCATCATTGACCGGTTTATCGTCCATAACAATATCGTCAGGGTCTATCACTTTCTTGCCAACCGCCAAATTCCAATTATTTGCAATATAATGTGTCATCTGATACCAGTTATCAAATGTTTTTACTTCTTTCATGGCATCTTCCAAAGAACCACGATGAGGTCTATAAACAATCATACGTCAATCCTCCAAGAAATCCTCCAACTCAATCTTCCCCTCTGCCGCCGCAGCCGCTAGAGCGTATACGAACTGTCCAATCGTCATTCCGTGCCGTCTGGCTTCACGGTTAATGTACTTGCGTTCTTCCTCGCTCATAAGGATAGTAATGCGCTTAGAACGCTTGCCATCGCCACTTGCAACGCCCTGATGCGATTCCGGCATCGGAATTTTTTTCTTTGTCAAGCCAGCTTCAGCCAGTGCGCCGGGAATATTGCCCTGTTCAATCAAACGCTGCACTTCTTTTGCCTGTTTCAGCTTCTTCGGCTTACCTTCGCCTAACACGGCATCACTTGGCCGACTTTCGCTGTCTTTGGCTTGCTTCGGCTTAATACTACTTAATTCCGCTTCACTTGGCTGTGCATGGCTGTCTGTGGCATCCCTAGGCTTAACTTGCTCATGTTCGGCTTTGTTTGGCTTTGTTTGGCTTACTTCTTCTTCCTTTGGCTCACTTCGGCTTAATGTCTGCTCCGAAAAAACAGGCTGGAAGTCAAACCCGCCCAACAAGCCGGATGTTTTTTTGCTGGACTTTTTCACTGTGTGTCACTCCAATCAATAAAATACCCGTTGTACCGAAAAGATTTCGCCGCATTTCCAGCTTCAATCAAAACTTTTCCGGCTTTTATGGCTTCTTCGGAACTTAACGACCCACAATGTCTTTGTGAGACAACATAATAAATCGGATTGTCTATTCCATCTCCTCGGCGGAAAAACATAACATCTTTCGAGCTGAATTTGCTTTGCAATTCAAACTCGGCTTTTTCCAGCTCTTTATATCTAACTACATTCACTGCACATCCCCCTCTACAATCTTCTTTGCCAATTCTTTGAAATCCTCTGCGCTGGTGCTCTTTGCCGTGTCGCCGTTAAACAGGCTGTGACGCTCTGCCTGCGCTTTACGAACGCCCATAGACGGTCTAATCTTCACGTCCAGCAGCTTTGTTCCCATGCTTTCTGCAATCACAGGAAGTTGCTCTACAACCTCTTTGGACAGGTTCTCACGGCTCTTGTACTGGTTCAGAAGCAGACCTTCAATCTTCAAGTTCGGGTTGAAGTATCTGCGAACATCACCGATGGTCTGCGAAAGTTGGCTCAATCCGGCAAGTGCATAGCGGTCTGCCGTAATAGGCACGATGATGCCGTTTGCGGCGATCAGCGCGTTTACAAGCGCAAGACCAAGCTGCGGGGGAGTGTCCAGCACAATGTAATCGTACTGCTCAGATACGCTTTCAAGGGCTTCTCGCAGCCGGAAGTTCTTGCCAATGTCCCGGACAAGCTGCTCGTCAATGTCCTTCAATGCGTTGTCTGACGGCAGAATGTCACCGGCTTCGCAATGCTGAATTCCTTCTTCTACTGTACCCTGCCGTGTCATTACATCGAACAGGGTGCACACGTCCTCTGTCTGTGCGCCGTAAGTGTCCGTTGCGTTGCACTGGGCATCGCAGTCCACCAGCAAAACTTTCTTACCAAGCAACTGCAACGCACCAGCCAGACAGGTGCTTGTGGTAGTCTTTCCTGTGCCGCCCTTCTGGTTGGCAACAGCTATGATTTTTGCCATTTTATCACTCTTTCTTTATTTACTGTGTATGACTACTTCAAGAAGCTATCGTCAAAAGTCGAAAACTCGTCTAAGTCAGAGTTTTCGATAACTCTGTAAAGATAGCCAGCAGGGTTATCAGGCCACTCCTTCTTGTCTCTTAAAATTTTATTGTACGCATTACTCACAATGTTTACAACGGCAGCTTTCTTCTTATGAGCCTTAATAGTAGGGAAGCTCTCGGCCATTCTTTTCCCAACCATTCTTGCAATGCCGATGCACTCTGATTTCTCAAGGTCTGGCGCTATATTCACCCAATCTACATCACTGTAAGCCTTTTTATTCGGTTTGCCGACAGGAATGTCATCATCGAATGGAAGTTCTTCTTTATATTCTTTCGCCTTTAATTCGGCGACAGGCTTTTCATCTTTTTTCTTAGCGGCAAAAGAAATCGCAACCGCCTTGTTTCCAAACGAGATTTTTTCGTAAGTAACATAAATGTCGGACACATCATTGATTTCTTCAACCGCTGCATCCAAAACTCTCCGTCTAAAGTTCTTGAAACTTTCATAGCATCCTGCATTTGCGCCGAGATGTGAACGAAGCCGATTGATGCTAATATCAAAATGGTCTCCGCCGCGATTCATCATATCTCGCAGCATCGAATAAAGTAAAATGCTATACTGCGATTTCATTTTGACCGTGTAGCGAAGTCTATACTTGATATAACCGCTCTTGGCAATATCAAAGAATACACTTCTCAATTCAGGGTTGCAACAGAGAGTAACAACGTACATTCCTAAGTTCTTATCAATCGTAACGCTTGCTTTCGTAAAAAGCGTATACATATTGTACTCGCTTCCATCGTCATTAAGAGGAAGCGTCACAACGTTGCCAAGAAAATGTTCGATTTGCTTCTCGATGTTCCTGCTATTAACACGCAGTCCAAGCAAATCGCAATATTCCGAAAGGGTAAACTTGACTTCACTAGATTTTTCATCTCTAGGGTTGATACGGCTAAGATACACTTCCAAAAGCCGCAGCTCTCCAACAGTGTAATCATTAAACTCTGCCCAAACAAGCGCCTTGCTTTTTTCGATCAAGTTATTTTCATAAAGGTCTGCCAATAGTGTACATCTCCTTTCTCTGTACACTAATTTTATCACATAATGGTGTACACGTCAATAGTTTTGTTCACTTATATTGGCTCATGCACATCTTGTACACCTAGACCCCCTTATTTGACGCACATCTCGTACACGCTTATGCACATCTCGTACCCCATCATGCACATCTCGTACCCATTCTTACATTATATATAAACAAGATTATAAACAAGAGTTAAATAATCTTCTACTAAACAAAAGAAGAAGTTCCATAATCTCTAATTTTTTCTTATTTTATCAAAATGAAAGTCAATTTTACGCAACGGTGTACTCAATGTGCATAGGTTTTTGTTTTGACAATCAAAATATAATTTTGCTATAGTGAGCGATAACATAACGTATTAACGTTATTTATTTGCACAGCAAGAGAAGTGTTTGCATCACAAGTAGAAATCAATTCGTTGAAAGGTGTACAAGATGTTCATCATAAACAACGATAATTCGACAATCAGCCGCTTATATTATTCGGATTCACGGTATAAGAATCGTTGGACTTCATAGCAGCTTCCGTTCCGGCATCCTGCGCCTGATAGAGAATCTCCATCTTTGGAGCAGTTCCGTTCGGGTCTGGGTCTGTCCCGGTAGCCTGTGCTATCTCATAGTTGCCCGATACCATCCGGCAAACAGAGACCCTGTCCTTCAATGGCGTATGGAGGTTTGCCAGAACCTCCGTCAGCACGCCCATGTGGTCTGAACCGTGATCTCCGTACCGGATGTACAACAAAGCATCTATCTCGTAGGAAGAACATTCAATCATGGCATCTATGAGAATCTGACGCTTTTCCATGTTGGGAAGGTCGTCTTCCAGATGCTCCAGCAGTCCAGGATAAATGCAAGCGTCCATGTATCGAGCCGCCGATACGCCGCAACAGGTGAACCAGCGCATAGCCATTGGTAGGGAAATAGCCGCCAGACCTTGCTCCCAGTTGGCAATCGTGCCACGATTCACGCCCATTCGTGCTGCTAATTTCTGCTGGCTCAGACCGGAACGCATCCGTGCCATCTCTAATGCTTTGGCCGTTCTTACCAAATATTCATCCATAAATTCACGCCCTTTCAACAAAATTCTGCAAAACTGCCGGATTCGACAAGCCAAAAAATGGAAAAAGCTGCTATGGAGAACCAACAGCAGCCTGTGTTATAACTGTAACATCGAAAAAATAATCAAACAGGAGGTAACAATATGATTATCATTGACGGGATGCCCGCATCTGAACCGACCGAAAGCAGAACGCCAAAACCGTGGGAGGGCTAGTATATGAACCAAATCGACACCATGCTTATACCCTATGCCCGCCAGACCGCCTTAAAGCTGGTCTACAACCTTGCAAACAACGATGCTGATAAGTTTGCTTACGAAGAAGCAAAAGCCGTCCTAGAGCGTGCCGTAGCCGCCTTAGACGATGGGCGCGACCCGGCAGATAGCATCGAACGCATTAACGGACAGCTCGTAGAGCTGTGATTGGAGGAAAGATGGATAGGCGTTGTCCCTTTTGACTTGAACGCTCGTGGCTTCCCCGATAAAAAGTAACGGATGTGAAGAAAACATTCGATTTTTGCGAAGTTGTTCAAATTGTATTGACTATACAACTGAAAGATGTATAATCGTATCAAATGAACAATCGTATTTACTGATCGGGAGGATATGCTGCAATGAGCGAACAAGAAAGAGCTAAGATTGACAGGTTTATCGCATGGCTGTTGGAACACCCTGATAAGATTCCGGCAGCGGAGCAAGCCTTAGGCCTAGAATAAGAGAAAACCCCTTGCACAGAGCTATACCAGCCCGGCACAAGGGGTTTTTATTTTACCGGGTCAGAACCAGTCCCTCACATCTTTTCGATCAGGTTCATCAGCGCTTCCCGTTGCGCTGTCGGCATAGACTCAAGTTTTTTTCTAATCCGCTCCACTGCTGCATCGACTTCACTTTGCGGCTGCTGGGGCGGGTTTTCTTTTTGTTCGCCAGTGAGAAGGTAGTCTACCGATACGTTGAAGTAGGCTGCAATTTTAGAAAGAACCTCTGCGGACAGGCTCTTGGTTCTCCCGGCTTTCAGCTCGGAAAGAAAACTACGGCGAATCCCGATGTTGGCACAAAGAGTTCCGTCTTTGATTCCCTCTTTTTCGCAGAGTGCATGGATGTTGCTGTACAAGTCCGACATAAGAACACTCCCATATTTGTGCAAGTATACAAATGCACAGAATTTTGTACAAAAGAGTTGACTTGTACAGATGCCTGTACTATAATACAGACATGGGCAGTACAGAACACTGTACAATATAAACTCTCTACACCCTTATATTAGTACAGCTTTCCGTACTTGTCAATAGATTTTAGCAAATGGAGGTGGAATTTTGAAAGAAAACTTCCGTTCTGGCTTTGAGCTGGAAGTGAAAATGAAGCTGTTGCAGCGAGGTATGAAGCAAACGGAGCTGATTCAGGCGGTTCAAAGCGATACTGGATTGTTCCTTGATGATTCGTACCTCTACAAGATTCTTCGTGGTGAGCGAAAGCCGGAGAAGATTATCCAGAGCATCTGCAAGATTCTGGAGATTGAGCAGAAGGAGGGCTGGTGAGTGCTGGTGACGAATTTTCGCAGGGCGCAAAGCCGCAAGCGTAGACTGAAGCTGTCAATGGCTGCTGGCGTGTCCCGAAACGATGCCAACAAGGTACTTTGGATGGAGAAGTCCATCAACCAATGCTTTGAGCGCCACAATCGGGAAGCCAGAATGAAAGAGGAGATGCAGCGTGAAGATTAAATATTGCGAGCGTTGTGGTCTATTTCTTGGCTTAGTAAACCCTACAAAGAGATATTGCTCGGAGTGCAAGCACAAAATGGACAAGGAACGTGACAAAAAGCGTAAAAAACGCCTACAGAACGAAAACGCAAGAGCTAGAGAAACAAAAGCGTTTCCGTCTATCGGAGAAGTTCAAGTGCTTGCTGATAAGCTCGGCAAACACTACGGCGACGTATCACGGATGCTTGCGTCAGGAGAGTTGACCTATGAACGGTAAGTACTACGGCAAGCGAGAAATCAGATGGCACAGCCGGGAAAAAGAACGGCTGGAACGCATCCAACGTAATCGAAGGATGGCAAACGATGAAGAAAGCAATAAGCAACTTCAACAAAAGCAGTCCGTGGCAGAATCGCTGGCAAGAGGGTGAACCTTTAAGACTGGAACATATTGAGAAAGAAAGAGTGAGCAAAAATGAAAAAAATCAAAGTAAGAATCACATTCATCGAAGCAGTTCTCGGCACATGGCCTAGCAACCAGAACATTGCACGCGAGTTCATTGCCAGCAAGTCCCCGGATGCAAACACCATCGAGGACGAAGTTGCTGCTCTGGGCGCTGATGCTGTGGCAGATAAGGGCATGACCATGTTCCCTCGCAACGAAAACGGCGAACCCATCTTGTATGACTACCAGATCAAGGGCTTCTTCAAGGATTCCTGTGGTATGCTGGGTCGTATCGGCGGCAAGACCGAAACCGGAAAGAAGAAAGCCGTCAACGAATCCGGCAAGCTCACCGCATACAAGAAGGTCATTGATGGTCTGATTTTTGTTCAGCCACGCATGATTCCCATTTATGTGAACGGCGAGATTACCGAGTGCCAGCGCCCTCTCCGCGCCCAGACGGCGCAGGGCGAACGTGTAAGCCTTGCCAACAGCGAGCAGATTCCAGCTGGTTCGACCTGCGAGTTTGAAATCGTTCTTCTGGACGATTCTCATGAGAAGGCCGTGCGTGAGTGGCTGGACTACGGTGCTCTGCGTGGTATCGGCCAGTGGCGCAACAGTGGCAAGGGGCGATATACCTACGAAATCCTCAATTAACCGCTATGGCAGGGTGGGGCCGTGCTGCACTCGGCGTGGAACGGCAACGGCATAGTGACGATTGGCTCAGAAATGCTAAGGCAATGCTTGGAGACGAAGCGACTTGATCGGCAACGGCGATGCACTGATTTGACAGGATTTGCAAAGGCATGGAGAAGCAAGGCTCAGACGAGCAATGGAATTGCATGGAACCGATATGAGCGGCACAGCAAAGGCTATGGATGCAAGGCGTAGCTTTGATAAGCAAAGGCATCGAACGGCGGCGACGTGCGACGCAATGGCAAAGAATAGAACCAATAAGCTAAGGCATTGAGTAGCTAGGAGCAGAACAGCAACGGCAAAGCAATTCATCGAAAAGCAACGGCAAAAGCGAAAGGAGAAAAATGAAAGCACTTGTGGAAATCGCCCTAATCTGGGGCATCATTCTGGCGTTGATTCTTGCAGCGTTCCTTTTGAACCTGTGGCTGGTACATCTCATTGAACTACTGGTAGGCGCAAAAGGCACATGGGGGATCATCGTGGCAGCCGCTGTAATGGCAACCGGATGGATTTTTAATTTTGGCAGCAAAAAGGAGAACCAATGAAAACTTTGAAAGGACCAGCATTGTCCATGATCGGTCTGGTCGTGGCAATTGCAGCAGTCGGGTGCGGGGACACGATTCAGGGCTGTCAGACCACAGCGCAGATGTTTGGCTGGGTAATGGTATCATGCGGGCTTCTTGCAACGGCTATCGTCTTGTGTGCGCTGGCTGTTAGCGCCGAAGAGGAAGAACGCAGTGAACGCGAGCGCAGGAAAATCAAGCGCATTGCTCACCACACCAACGAGTGGAGGGATGCTTGATGAAGTGCCCAATGTGCGGTAGTGACAACATTACAACGGTTGATAGCCGGTCTGACCACGACAGCATCGTTCGCAGAAAAAAGTGTCTTGTCTGTAACCATCGGTGGTCTACCATCGAGATTGACAAAGACCAGTGGTACAGCGCACTGCAAATCAAAGAGGAACGCAAGAGAGGGAGACCAAAAGATGATTAATCTTGACAGATTTGGTGGCGTGACAGAGCCGGAGGACGGCGTGTATTTTCTAACCCGTGAGCAGGAAGCAGAAGCCAAAGAAGCTGACCGGCTGGCAGCGATTGAGGACTTGCAGTCTGAGATTGATGACAGGGAAGCAGAGCTGAGAGACCTCTATTCCCAGTTGGCAGACCTGATGGCTGGTTGATTTCGTACAGCCAAATTAAGCCGAAGTAATAACAATGAAGCCTAATGAAGCCGAAGAAAGGAAAGAAAAATGGCAGTATTAGTAATGGTCTACGGTCATTCCGGCAGCGGAAAGTCTGCTTCGCTTCGGAACTTTGACCCGGAACAGGTGGCGGTTATCAACGTGCTTGGAAAGCCGCTGCCGTTCCGAAGCAGCATGAAAACATACATTACCAATGACTACGGCAAGATTGATTCCGCAATCCACAGCACTAAACGTAAGTCCATCGTCATTGACGATGCCACCTACCTTATGACCGGCGAGTTCATGCGAAACGCAAAGGTCGCCGGATACCAGAAGTTCACCGACATGGCAGCCAACTTCAACGCCCTGCTGATGCGGGCGAAGGAACTGCCGGACGATGTGGTGGTCTACTTTTTCGGGCACAGCGAGCGTGACGGAGACGGTGGCGAGAAGTTCAAGACCATTGGCAAGTTGCTGGACGAGAAAGTCTGCGTAGAAGGGTACTTCACCATCGTTCTGAAAACGGTTGTGCAGGATGGGCGATACCTGTTCAGCACCCGCAATGATGGGATGGACACCGTGAAAACCCCTCTTGGGATGTTCAACGATGCGCTGATCGAGAACGACCTCGCCGCCGTAGACAAGACCATCCGTGAGTATTACAACATCCCGGTTCAGCCGGATAACAAAGGAGAGTAACAGATGAAGAACATCAACTGGAATGACGTGCAGGAAGCCACCGAACGCCGTGACCTGCCTGTTGGCGGCTACGTTGCCGGTATCTGCAAGGCAACGGACGAGCCTGCAAAGGAGCGCCTGAACATCGAGTGGGAAGTCGCAGAGGGCGAGTTCAAGGGATACTGGCGTGAGCAGACCGCTTCCCTTATCGAACGTGGCAAGCTGAATCCGGGCGAGTGGGCATGGGGTGGCAAGACCATCAAGAGCTACAAGGAAAAGGCGCTGCCGTTCTTCAAGGGCTTCATCACCGCTGTTGAGCAGTCCAATCCCGGTTACAAGTTCAACAACGATGAAAAGACCCTGCGTGGCAAGCTGGTCGGTGTGGTTCTCCGTGAGGAAGAATACATGGGCAACGATGGGAGCGTCAAGACAAAGCTTGTCGTTGACCGTTTTACCAACGTGGACAAGATTCGTTCCGGTGACTATGAGGTCAGACCGAAGAAAACGCTGGCTGGTGCATCTGGTTCTGGCTACTCGCAGGGCGGGAATGATGACTTTTCTATGATTGAGGGCAGCACGGATGACATGCCGTTCTGACCTGTAAAGCGTTGACCGCCTACCTTATATAAGAGCTGCGCTATCTGGCTGGACGGGCGTTTGGAAAAAATGATTACCTGTTGTCTCAACTGCACATCACGCTGCACAGCTTGCCACGACACTTGCGAGAAGTATAAGGCAGAGAAGAAAGACTTCGAGGAGCGCAAGGCGTTCGTGCATGAGCTGAACCACCGCCAGAGCGTGTACCGCCACAACTATGAGGACAAGCACCGGGAACGTGGCAAGAAACGGCATCTCGGAAGTGAATTTAGAGGTGAACGATAAATGGGAGCTTTTATTGCAAGACAGCCTAACGGTTTGCTGTGTCGGTTTTCTTCGGTGGTCGATTGTGTCACCGATTACAACATGACCGAAGAAGAATATATCGAGATGTGTGCTGAAAAGGCACGAAAAGAAGCACGAGATGTTCTTGACCATTATATTAAGCCGTTTGAAATGGTTGACAGGTGTTTCTTTCCGAACAACATGACTACTGAAGAACACAAGCGGATTATGAAGGAAATGGAAAAGCCTGCTGACAAGGCAACTCATATTCCATGAATTTAGAGGTGAACAAGGGTGAAAAGAAAGTATAAGCCGGGCGGTTACATCATTTCGCTTGATGACTTGATGAAGCAGGAGTTTGTTTACTGCGCCGGAAAACTTGTTCACAAAGGCTGGTTTGGTAGCTGGCAACTGCGATATGCAAATAGCGAACTTGCCCGACTGCGTATCAGAAAAGCCAAAAAAATCGAGGACAACGAATGAACACCGGCAAGCAGTTTGAAGCGGACTTCAAGGCATCCATCCCGTCCGATGCGTGGTGCTACCGGCTGAAGGACAGTGCTACCACCTACTACGGCGGCAACGAGAACCTGTCCTTTTCCATCGACAACATCTGCGACTTCCTTGTGTACCGTTACCCAATGAACCACCTGTTTGAGCTGAAAACCATTGAAACGCCCTCTATCCCTCTGGAAAAGGTGTTCGGCAAGTACGACAAGGCAAAGTGCAAATACCGCAAGGAAAAACACATCACTGATATGGTAGAAGCAATGGGGTACAGCGGCCAGACCGCCCATGTGATAGTCAATTACCGGGCGGTCAACCGCACCTTTGCAATCCCTGCCAGCAAAGTTCTGGCGTTCCGTTACAACGAGAGCCGCAAAAGCATCCCTTGGCAGTGGGCAGAGCGAGAGGGGATAGAGGTCAAAGCAAAAAGGTTGCGTGTCCATTGGCGGTATGACGTGGATGGGCTGCTAAAGAGATTGGAGAAAGAAAATGCAACTGCCTGAAAAACAAGAATTGGTAAGGTTTCTGGGGCTGTACCAAAGCGAACTTCTTATGGAGAACGAAGAAAACCTTAGAAAGAAAATGAGAAGCAATGAAAGCCCGAAGAAGGTTGTCACAGATTATTCATACGGTGTAAAAGCTCAGTATGAACACGCAAGAATCATCATCAAGAAACTTTCTGTTGAAATCGGAAAAGAGCTCAAGGCTAGTTGGGAGTTGTGGTGAAAATGACAATGGTATGCGATAGGTGCGGTGAAGCGTTTCCGCTTTCCAACGATGTGAAATACATGACACCGTTTGATGACGAACTTGACCAATTTGAAAGCAATTCTATTGTAAAATGCCTTGCTGGCGATGATAAAGGAATTTACTCGATAAGAGACGAAACGGTTGTTCTTTGCCCCTCTTGCATGGCAAAGCTGAACGACTGGCTGAAAGGAGAACAGAAGTGAGTAAGAAAATTTCAGACATTCTGCCCAAGACCGAAATCTTGGCGCAGTTGGCAGAAGAAGCATCCGAACTGGCACAGGCTGCGTTGAAGCTGCGCCGGTCGCTGGATGGCACGAACCCGACACCAAAGAGCGTTGAGGAGTGCCGGAGCGCATTTGAAGAAGAGTACGCAGACGTTGTGAACTGCATTATTGCGTTGGACATGGACGATGTAGCCTTTGATCGGATGCGGAAAATGCAGTACGAAAAGGAAGCCCGCTGGCTATCTCGCCTTGAAGCAAAGGAGCAGTTGGATGAATAAGTACGGAGACTGCCCGGTGTGTGGCAAGAAGATGGAGGGCTAACGATGTACGATTGCTCAAAATGCCCAGCACGTCAGAGCTGCATTGCGGCAGCGCAGCCGAGTTCCGTTTACTGCGTGATTAAGCTGATGCAAACCGGTGCGTCAAAGGCAGACATGGAATCTGCCACGCCACGGCAGCTCCCGGACTTCTGCCCCTACTGCGGGAAGCCGCTGCGCATCATCGGAAGCGAGCGATTTTGCAATAACCCGCGCTGCCTGAACCGATACCAGCCGATGGGATGGTGACAGGTACTGGGAGATGGTCTGCAAGTTCAAAGAAGAGGACATGACCCCTGACGAGTTTGCAGATTACATCACAGCAAAGTCAGAAGAGGTCGAAAAAGAGCTAAGGGAAAGGTGGAGCTAACAATGTTTGAATTAGTAACTCGCTGGCTGGTTTGCCTAGTCCTGCTGGCGGTAGTAGTTCAGTCTGAACGGACAATCAAGGACATGGCAGACAGGCTGTTTGAAAAACAGCAGGCAATGCTCGTCTGGGCGTTCGTCAACGCGTGTCTGGCCGTTTGTACGGCAATTATGATGGGATTGAAATGATGAAAATTTGTGATATTGAGAGAAAAGAAATTAATTTTGGGTGTCTAGAGTATGGAGATGTGTTTGAGATGAACGGCGAAATTCTCGTGAAAGCTAACGTGAACCTTTCGGTAAGTAAATTGTCTGGCGGTGTCAGTTTAAAAAGCGGAGAGTTTTTGCAGATAGATGAGTTTTTTCCCGTCAAGATGGTAAACGCTCATCTTCAATTGGAAGGATAAGGAAAATCATGGACAACGAACTTTACTGCCCAATGAAAATGACCAGCAATCCGCTTGGTCGGTGCATCTGCGAGAAAGAAAAGTGCGCTTGGTGGCGGCAGTGGGACAACTGCTGCTCCATTTTGTGGATTGCACGGGAACTGAGAAACATCGAAACGAAGATGAAGAGGTGAGAACATGGAAGAACATGCAGAGTTAAAACACGGATATTGGAAACTTTCACCAGATGCTTATTATATGGACACGATGTCAGAAGAACGAGAATTAAAAGCCTATGTGACGGCGAAATGCTCGTTGTGTGGAGAACATCATCCGAACAATTATACAGTGTGGTCGAAAACTTTATACGCACCGGATGGTGAAGAATACACATACGAATGGAATATAAGAGAAGAAAAAGAAAACATTCTGAAAGAAGCGATAGAAAATCGCCGTAATTATGCGAACTATTGCCCGAACTGCGGTGCAAGAATGGATTTAAAACAAAAATAAAGAGGTGATAACTCTTGGCAAC